CATACAGCCCGGCTTTTCTGTATCATAATCATGCAGAAATTCCTACAAACACGGCAAACTTTCGAACTTTTTAGTCCAAAGGTTTCATTGTCGGGAATACTACCATAGAGAAACGAAACGTCTCATAGGTTCTTATATCCTCACTTTTCTGCGCCCCGTGCGTAGCTGTTCCCACATAACTGCTCATAACTTCCCATATCTTTTTGCCCAAAATGGGTAAACACATGGGTAAATCCAGCGGTATTAACTAATCTTGATTTTCCCCTCAAGGCTGGCGAAACTCGCTACTTTTCGTTCCTTGGTCGCTTCGTTGTAAACGTCCATTGTAGTCTCAATATTTCGATGCCCCATGATTTCTTGAATGATTTTCAGGTTCGGCTCATTCTCGCAAAGCCGTGTGCAGAATGTATGTCGCAGATTGTGTGCGCTGAAATGCGGCAGCAGAACCGGTTCTCTGTGTTCCTGCTTTGCACGCGCTGTTTCGTCCAAATTGCAGTCTCGGATAATCCTCTCGATTGCCCTGTTGACTACATGGGGCGTTAGCATTTCACCATAGCGGTTTTGAAACACAAAGTTTGAATATCCATCAACTACGCACTGATTAAATCCGTTTTCCATCTGCGTTCGCCGCGTATGCAGCAGCGCAGTCCGAACGTCTGCAAACATGGGAACAATGCGCGTACCAGCCTTTGTTTTCGGTGTAGTAATATGTAATTCCATCTTCCCATTGTCCTGTTGACGATATATCAGATTGTGGTTAATGTCAATGATATTCTGCTTAAAATCGCAGTCCTCCCACCGAAGTCCAAGAACTTCCCCAATTCTCGCGCCTGTGCCAAGCAATACCGTAAATAACGGTTTCCAATGACAATAGGTCGATGATTCTGAGATAAATTCTATGAACCGTTCTTGCTGTGGCTCTGTCAATGCGTGTCTCTTTGGCTTTTCCCAGTTATGGCTCTTTTTGATTTCTGCCATAACTCCGTCTGTTGGATTGTTTCGGATAAAACCATCACGGACAGCTACGTTGAATACCGGATGAAGAATCGTATGAATCGTCTCCATGCTGTTTGGCTTGAACCCAACATCATTGATAAGATGGATGTAAAACTTCTTTATGTCACTGTACTTGATTTCAGCAACATTCTTCATGCCTATCTCGTCGCGGACGTACTTCCCATACATATACTTGTAGTTTGTCCGTGTTGACTGTTTGAGTTCATACTTGGTTTCAATGTAAGCGTCATAAAAGCTATTTAGCGTTGTTCTATACGCCATGTAGCCGTTTACGTTATCCTCCACGTCTCGGATAATGCCTTTTTCCAGTTCCCGCAAAGGCTTTCCATTTTTCTTGCCTTTCGGGGTGCTGTCACTCTCTACCAATCGCCAACTGTAGACGCTTCTTGTTTCTCCATGCGTGTCCTTATAGCGGTACTCATATCTTCCGTCCTCGCGCTGACGCTCACCCTGCCTTAATACTCTGCCTTTTTTATCTCGCTTACCTGTCATTACGGCTCCTTTCATACGAAAGAATCCGCTTATAGGCTGTATCACAGCTTACCACAAGCGGATTGTTTTTTCAAGTTTTTCTCTCACACCACACTCAAGCGGTCTATAAGCTGCTCGAACTTTTTCCGCTTGATTTGCGGGCGGTTGCCGTTCCATAACAGATAGTCTGCATCTTTGTTTTCACTTACAATTTTTCTCAGCTTATTTTCTCCTATTCTAAAATATGCCGCTGCTTCTTCAATCGACAACGTATATCGTTCCCATACGGGAATCGTAACAATGCTGTTCACTAAAACCTCCTGTTTGCACTGTTACCCTCTTGCCTTTGGCGAAGATATGACCGCGCAAGCGGTTACTGATTCAAGGTAGTTATTTTATGCGCTGACATTTAGCACAGTGTCTGTACGCCGATAATCGGCGGATATGTCATGCTCAATGATTGCAATTATGCAAATAATGGTTCAATCAAGGAAAAAGCCCATAACCGATAGGGCTTTGCTGAGCAAAATAGCGGTTTGTCAATCCTGCAATCCCTTGTGTCACAATGGATATAGCATCCAAAAAGAAAATGTTGACACGTTCTATGTAAATGTTCTTGGCGTCCATAAAAGCATATAAACCGTCTTCAAAATGGCAATTCGTCATCTCTTACGCAACACTCATTTGGATTCACAGTCATCCATTCTCGCATAGCTTCTTCATCTTCGTCAAAGAGCATTTCCTCGGTTGTGTCTCGCTGTCTCGTCTCAGTAATACCATTACCACGAGAACAATCAATAGCACCATCTTGACTATTAGAAGAAACACATTCACTATCACCAGCAGCAATAGCAGTCCGCCGCAATTCTTCTAATTGTCTCCAGTATTTTCGCTTGATTCGCTCAACACTGCTCCTATGAATACCAGTTGTCATTGCTACTTCACGCACAGAAGCATGGGGAAATGCTTTCCAAGCGTCAATAACCGCTTGTTCCCGCTCGGTTACTTCTTCTTTGCCAAAACGACATTTACGGCGATTTACGCTGTTATCAATCTCCCGTGATAGAATTTGCCATATCGCATTCAATCCAGTATTTTCAAACTCGGGCTCAATTCCATACATTGAGTAGTATGCAATCGCCTTAAACAAACTATAGGCATTACTATTTGCGTCGGCTTCTGTTTCGTAAGTTTCGATTGCTTCCATCCATGTTCCAAAGAAAGAGAAACACACAGTTGCATCAAAGGCTTTTTTCTGTCCTATATCGCTGTTTGTAAATCCCGTCAATTCGTTTCCTCCTTTACTTCTAATCTCTTAAACAGTTGGTCTACACAATCCCCGCACACCCTAACCTTTGCCTTTTCACCGTCATGGACGCTGCCATAGCCAGCTTGCAGCGTCACGAAAGACGCATAGCAAGGCGATTCCTGTTTGCAGACAGGGCATATAAAATCTGCATTTGGACGGGCATATTCTGCGATATGCCGCTGCCCGGTCTGAATACGTTTCAGTAATTCTGACATTTACTCACCTCCTGCCATTTCACTTTTTACAGTAGCAGCATCGGCTCCTCGGAGCGCTGCACCCTTGGGTGGACACTTTCTACTAACACTAATCGCAAAGGGTGTACCCTACATTGCCAACCGCAACAGGTACACCCTTATTCCAAACATCAAAAAAAGGCACGCCGTGTGTCCTAACTGCCTCGGCAAAGCCTTGTCCTACAAAGGTTTCGTACCCCTGCCCTTATAAAGAGAATTGGGGGATACCCTCAAGCTGTTTGAAAAGCGTTCAAAGCAAGTTACAGGCGCTGCATTGATAGCGACGGTATAGCCAGCCGAGCGCCCTTTGTGTGTCCTAAAATATAAAAACCGTGCTTATCGGGCAGTTATTTTCTGCTCAATAAGGCACGGCTTCTTTTTGCAATTCCCACGGTTACATTGACCGACTACATATGTTTTTCTTCTGGACAGGCGGCAGAAATACCAAAACCGCCCCCCGTCTGTGCCTGCTCCCGCTCCATACGCTCTCTGATTGCTTGCAGGATATACGCCTGCACAGACTGTCCGACACTTGCAGCGGCGGCGCGTATTGCCGCACCTTCTTCCTTCGTCGGGCGCACCATTATATTATCCTGCTTACGATTATAATTCGTGCTTGCCCGCTTCTGCGCTTCTGTTGACATAGTATCACCCCCACTTCATTATACCTATTATAGAAATATCAGTAAACTGATATATTGCACAAGAATATCAGTTAACTTTTATGCACTTTGCCATCTTTACAAATTATCAGTTAACTGATATATTGTAGTCACACAAGGGAACACCGGACAGGTCAAGGCGGACGAAAGTAAGCGCAAGCCGAAACCAAGAACGCAAGACAAAAGCAGGAACGGATAAGAGAGATTGAGATTGCCAACAGGCATAGATGTTTAATGCCACCTGCTGCCTGTCCAAAGCCCTAAAAGAATGAAAGGAAGATATAAAAATGTCAGTAACAGAATTGGAAACCCGTATTGTCAAAATGCAGGAGTGGGAGCAGCTTGCGCAGGACGCAGCCACAGAAGCCGAAGCTATCCGCGACACCATCAAAGCGGAAATGCTGGCGCGTGATACAGAGGAGCTTACCGCAGGCAGGTTTATTGTCCGCTGGCGCTCTGTATTGACTTCACGCTTCAATAGCAGCGAGTTCAAAAAGGCTATGCCCGACGTTTATGCTGCATTTACACGACAGAGCCAAAGCCGCCGCTTTTCCGTCAGCGCATAAAGAAAGACCACTTGTCCGAACGCCGACCAAAGCAAGCGGACAAGCAGCCTAACACCAACCCTTGCGGGGTGGTAGTGTGATTATAGCACGCCGCCCCGCTCCAAATCAAGAAGAACAGGAGCGTTTATAATGGCAAAGTTTGATATTTACGAAGCCGTAACCGAAAGAATCATCCACCAGCTACAGCAAGGCGTTATTCCTTGGCAAAAGCCTTGGACAGGTACACAGCACGGCGCTATCAGCGGAACAACCGGAAAACCGTACAGTCTGTTGAATCAAATGCTGTTAGGCAAACCCGGCGAATACTACACCTACAGTCAAGTATTGTCACGCGCCGGCGCTGTCCGCAAGGGCGAGAAATCGCAAATCGTTGTGTTTTGGAAACAGGTCAAAGTGTCCGATATGCAGGACGATGAAACGCAATCGCCCGTTGACCGTCTGATTCCTATGCTGCGTTATTACAACGTGTTCCACATCGACCAATGCGACGGCATTACCCCGCGATTCAATCAGACCGCAGAGCCGACACCCATACCCGCCGCCGATGAAATCATCGACCGTTATAGCAAAAGGGAGCATATCAAAATCCACCATCAGTTAGGCGATGAAGCCTATTACAGCCCATCAAAAGACTGTATCGTGCTGCCGCTTGTTGAGCAGTTTCGGAACATGGGCGAGTTCTATTCAACTGCTTTTCACGAAATCACGCACAGCACCGGACACCACACACGCCTAAACCGTCTAAAAGCAACTGCACACTTTGGAAATGCGGAATACAGCAAGGAAGAATTGACCGCTGAAATCGGCGCTGCCGCGCTTCTCAACTATGCGGGAATTGAAACCAAAGGAACATTCCGCAACAATGCTGCCTATATTCAAAGCTGGCTAACCGTCTTGAAAAACGATAAACGGATGGTCATTGCTGCCAGCGGTGCAGCCGCAAAAGCTGTTGATTATATTTTGGGCTAAATATCGTACATAGAAAGGAAATCATATCATGGGAAAAGCTATCGCCTGTATTTTTATCGCCGTTCTCGCCTGTGCCTGTCCGCTGCTTGCGCTGCTGTTTCTGCTTGCGTTTGGGCTGTTCAATCTCTGAGCTTGGGAGCGGGGAGAAATCCCCGCTTTTCCCACACTGTTCCTATAACATCAGAAAAACGAACCGCAAAGTCAAGCATTTTCAAGCGTTTTCTGTTGGTAAGCGAAAAAGTTCGTTTTTTCTTCTTCAAGACTTCGTTTTAGGGGGGTACTTACATGAACAAAAGGACAATCGCACTGAGCGCAGAACAATACAAAGAAATCATCCAAACCATGAAGCAAGGCTTTTCCGGTTGCCGACCAAATGAGCGCATCGCTGCGGCGCTCATGCTTGAAGCAAACTTAGGCTTGCGTATTTCTGATATCGTCCGACTGCGGCTCTCTGATATCATAAAAGATGGTGAACGCTATCGGCTCTCTATCATTGAACAGAAAACAGGTAAAGCCCGCGTATTTACCGTTCCGCTTGCCTTGTACCAGTTCATACGGCTTTACTGCATGGACAACAACATTTCCGCAGACGCACAGATATTCCCGCTCACTACACGGCAAATCCAAAAGCATCTGCAAATCGTCTGTGACTACCTCGGCTATACCGGAATCAGCACACATTCATTCCGAAAGTTCTACGCAACAGAAATCTACACAAAGAACGGCTACAATATCGTTCTTGTTCAAAAGCTGCTACAGCATAGCAGCGCCGCAGTCACACAAGCATATATCGGAATCCAGCAAAGGGAATTAGAGCAAGCCATAGAAAATCACTTGTGTCTGGACGTATGAAAAGGGGCGGGGATTTTCCCCGCCCTACTTCTGCATATAAGTTTTAACCCGTTCAATCGCAGCACCTACATCGACGCCGTCCATCCTCGTCCATGTTCTGCGGTACATTTCACCCTTTTCATTGCCGTCTCGGTCTATTTCAACTTCCGCGATACTGCTGTAATCATCAGATACAGTCCACTTATAACAGTAGTTCATAATGCAACCGTCCGCAGATTCATCAGTCTGTGACATTTTTATTGGTTCGATATAGCGGTTAATGCTTGGATACTCTATCCATTTTACAGCGCTATAATAATTATGTGCAGTATAAAAATATATCTCCGTTCTAACCCATAGATATGAAACCGAAGTTTCGTCCTCGCACTCATAGACCGTGTTTATTGCCTTTTCCAGTAGAGGGAGGATTTCAGAAACATTCTCATAATCTGGAATTTCGCACAGCTTTTTATATGCACCCTCATAGTCATATTTTCTTGTCAAAACCTGCGCATCAAAATAAGCCTGTTCTTCTTCTGTTTTGGGTTGTTCTACTACGATTTGCGGCGTTGCAGGCGTTTCTTTCCTTTTGGAAATTTCTTCATCCGTCAACCCTAAGATATTTTTATCATACTCTATCGAGAAGTTTGATGAATCGACCGAAAAGCGGTATTGCGTTGTAGTATATTCAGAATTTTCAATGTAAAAGCTTACCGTCTCGCCAGAGCGCAATGCCTCCATCGAATCAGCGATATCCTGCTTCCCATATATTTCTATTCTGTCAGAATTGAGTTTGCCGATTACGTTTCGCTTGGACGTTCCATATTTGATTGTAATGTGATAGCTGCTATCAAGATTGCTTTTTACTTGGTACTTTCCATATTCGTACAGAATGAATGATACGTTTATGGAATCAACAATTATATCTGCTGTCAGTTTCTCGTTTGTAGCAGCGGTGTTGCTGAAAGTGCCTGTTAATTTACTTGTTGTTGTAACATACCGCATATACGTTGGCTCATTAAATTCATCCACATAGTTTCTTGTTGTCCAAACACCAATGGACTCTCCGCATCTGCTGCATATTCCAGCATTTGTTGTATGTCCTAAAGCAGGAATGATTTTCTGTTCTTTCAAGACTTCACCACAAATAGAGCAATGCACTCCATCTGTCAGTCCGGGTTCAAAACAAGTAGCTTCTTTTCCAGCGTCAATCACTTCGACGTGGTGACACGTTTTGGGGGTTCGCACTACTACCGCGACAATAACCAGCAATGCGATAGTTCCTACTATGCCCCAAAGAAGCCCATTCTTTTTTATCTGTTTCATTTACCGCTCCCGTCTCTGTTGCTATTCACAGTATTATTTGCTAAGTAAAAAATCCGCCTCTTTTTCCGCTTTGCATAGGCAAGCGTTTTTGCAGCCCCGCCGATTGGTGTATTGACATAGGCAATGACCGTTTCGGCTCGGTCTACCATATACTCATTTGCACGAACAATCCGATATTGATACGGAACGTCCTCCAATGCAGGAACGATAACATCGTCAAACCGCGCATGGTATTCCTTTTCATAGCTATCCAGCTTTGGACGATAGTAGGGAATCACAAGGCAGACCCTTATAAATGGGTGTTCCTGCTTTTGCGCCAGACACACCGACGCTGCTAACCTGTCAAACTGTCCGTAGTTTCCAACAAGAAAACAATCATAGCCATCTTGAATCAAGCCCGACACAATCTGCTGCGTTGCTGCCTTTATATCCTCATACGGAGAATATATTTTGCTGTGACCGCAAAAACTACAAACTCGCACAGCGCAGCACCCCTAACGTTCAAAAGTCTCATGCTTACCGCCATTTTACTACACTTCTTTTCTTAAATCAATATATCGTTGATTGAAGTCTATGATTTATATACCGTTTTTGCGGTAAACTATCCGCAAGGCGGTGATGCTATGTATTACTCTGAATTTGGAGAAAATCTTAAAAAGCTCCGAACTGCCCGTGACCTCACGCAACAGGAACTTGGCGCAAAGGTCGGTCTTTCCAAAGCGGTTGTCAGCAAATACGAAAATGGTCTTGGCTATCCAACATTCGACGTTCTGATTCGGATTGCCGCATACTTCGGTGTTACAACGGACTATCTGCTCGGCGTGACCGGAGGAAAGACGATTGATGTTTCCGAACTGTCCGATAGTCAGATTGATACGCTGCATCGCATCATAACGGAGTTTAAGAAAGTCGGAAAAGAATAACCACCGTAGGCTGGGCGATTCACCCGCTGCGGTGGTTTCATTTTTGTATTCATTTTCCGTAATCGGATAGAGTACCAAGCGGCGCTGGACGGGTTTCTGCCCGTCCTTTTTTGTTGCAATTTGCAGCATAACGCGACACCAAGAGTAACGCCGTTTGCAGTAGAATTTAGGAGGATTGTACTTGTATGACCTGTTTTGCCGCTCGGCTGAAACAATTACGGAAACAAAGGGGAATGACACAAACAGAGGTTGCCGCTGCCATTGGCGTAACACGCTCCGTTGTGTCCTTGTACGAAACTGAAATGCGACAGCCAAGCCCGGACATGATTGTTGCGTTGGCTCGGCTCTATGGCGTTTCAACAGACTATCTTTTGCGTGGAGACAACTGCTCCTTTGTGGACGTTTCGGGGTTAAGTGAACAGGAAATTGCGGCGATTGTAAACATGGTCGGCTTGCTGCGCTCCAAAAAATAAAGAAAGGTCGCTGCTCCCATGAAAAGAAGAAACCGCTTGTTCTCTGCGCTTCTCTCCTGTCTGCTGCTTGTTTCCGTCCTCTCACCGAATGCCCTTGCCATAGAGGATGAAGCAGAAACGCAGCCCGATGATTTACCCGCTGAAACTGCTGTAGTTGTTTATTCTTTGGACGAATTGCAAGCCGCCATTTCTGCCGCCGATGATGGAGACACGATTACGCTGGGCGATAGGATTAACATTACCGAAAATTGCGTGATTGGCGATGCCGAAAAGCAAATCACCATCGTGCCGCTGGACGAAACGATAAATATATATTTCAGCATTTATGGAGATACCTCCAACAGCATTGTATTTCAAAACATCATTTTGGACGGCATGGGTTATCCGTGTAGTGCCGCCATTGATGTAAATAAATATAATACAGGTGAAATAAAAACAAACCTCTCTTTGCTGAACATCACCGTAAGGAACGTCTTATCAGACTGGATTCCTATGTCACTATTCGCAACCGCTGCAAAAATAGAAAACTGTCATTTTGAAAATAACAATGGCAAACGTGCGGGCGCAATATGGATAAGCGAAGTATCGACTGTCGAGATGTACCAATCAACACTTTGTAATAACAAATCAAGCAGTGTTGGCGGTGCTATCAACTGTCAAGGTAAGCTCGAATTGACCGGTTGTACCATCAAAGGAAATGAAGCTGCCTACGAAGCAACGGGCTCATATACAGGCGGCGGGATTCAGATAGAAAGTGGTGCATACTGTAAAATGACCTCCTGCACAATCACGGGAAACAGCGCAACGTTAGGCGGTGGAATTGCAGTTCATGGCGAAACGGAAATGATTGATACCGCTGTCTATGGGAACACCGGCAAAAATGGCGCTGACGATGTAAGAATGATAGCGAATGCAGCTTTTCGTATGAGTTACACCGACAGCATGGATAGCGTCTATATCGGAAAGCAGCCCGTCGGATTCTACAAAGACTATATGGGAAACCGTTTTGACGCAAATTCAAACGCCGTTTTCATCGGTGAAGTGATTGACTGCGAGATTGACAGCCCCGATTTCGGCGCAAAGTTTGTCTTTGCATCTGACCTCCCCCAAGAACCCTCGCAACCGGAAACTCCCGAAGAAACACCGCCAGCACCCACACGCCCCTCTCATTCTGGACACCATCATTCTACGCCGAATGCAACCCCGCAAAAGGAAGAACGAGTGAAACTGTGTGCTGGCAATGCGGAGCTTGACCCCAACAAACCATTCGTGCTTGCCGGTTATGGCGATGGACAGCTACATGAGAACGAGCCTATCACAAGGGCGCAGTTTGCCGTACTGCTTTATCGTTCCTTGACCGATAGCAGCAAAGCCGCTCTAACGGGCGCTGTAAGCGTTTTTTCGGACGTAGCCAATGATTCATGGTATCACGATGCCGTTTCTGCATTCGCTTCCGTGGGCGTTCTGAACGGCTGTAACGGCTTGTTCTGCCCAAATGATAATCTGACCTACGGGCAGTTCCTTGCCGTTCTGACACGCTTTGTAGACGCTAAGACTGCGCCCATGCCAGACGTTTCCTATTCTGAACACTGGGCGTACAAAAACATTATGACCGCCGTTGCCTATGGCTGGATTCAAAACGCTGCGTCTGTCCAGCCCGACCGCATCATAACACGCAGCGAAGTTGTTGCGCTTGTGAATCAAATTTTCTCGCAAAGCTGATAGCATAAAACTACCGCCCTTGCCAAACATGGCAGGGGCGGTGTTTTGTCCTATAAGCGTATTCTTTATTGCGGCAAAATGGGTAACCTGTGGGTATAACCAGCTATGCTTTTCCTCCCAAACCCTTGTGCCACAACGGTTTACTTGTCTAAGGGCTTCATCGTCGGGAACAATTCACGGTATGCTCTATCTTGCCTTATCATGCTTTATTATCTCACATTTCGCATGAAATCCAAAACTTTTTTACCCATTTTGCTTTTATCTTGTTTTATCTTGTGATAGTCAAATGTGGTAAAATTTGTGGTAACACCTTAAAACCTCAGATAGGCTTCGTGGTTTGTGTACACCTTATATATTATACACACCAATACCACCCATGTCAAATAGAGACTATTAGCAAAAAAAAGAGGGGTACAGAAATGTACCCCTCTTCATTCATACAAGGAACCCACCGTTTTCCTCATGGTCTTGGTATACTCGCTTAATGTTAGCAATAGCCATGACCGCTCGGTTGTTCTTATATCCGGGGTGTGTTTCACAGAATCTCTCATACTCGTCGATGTCAAGGAGCATATCATTAAAACACTCAAGTGTAAAGCCCTCACCCCTCATAAGCTCAATGTTGAACCGCAGAATACGCTGGCGGTGCATACTCGCATCTCGCTCATCATCATCCTGAATATGTTTTTCGAGCTTATCCTGTGTCTCACGTTGTTCCTTTTTGATGTCGGCGATCTCATTCAACACCTCACCGTTGATTGCCCTGCCAATCTTCTTTGCCAACCCCGACCAAGGATTTACCTTGATCGGGGCGACCTGAACAAAGGTCATAAGCAAAAGGAGCGTTCCGCCGCTCCATCCCAAGATCTCTCCCATGTTCATGTCATGTCCCTCCAAAGTGCTTATCGCGCCGTATTGGAGGTACCGTTGACAATCTTGCTCATATCGCACAGACTGTCAATCAGATCGGAAATCTTGTCCATATCGAGATCATAATTTACAGTATCGGCAGAAGCCTTAACCATAGCCATGACCCATTCCTTCCGATCTGCACCCTTCTCGAACATCGTCTCGGCGCGTTCCATGTAACTGGTAACGAGCTTAACAACTTCCGGCCAGTTTTTGTCCTGGATCGTTTTCCGCACATACTTCACCAGCTGGATTGCCAGCGGGATAGTTGCGGCAAGACCAGACAACACCGATACAATCAGTCGTACCCATTCAGAATCCATAGCACTCTATCCTCCTTTTTTATATTGCAGGGCTTTCTTTGCTGCCCTCTATGCCGTCCTCACAAAAATTGTGTGCTTTAGCAGTTGCGAATTTAATTCCTTCTCCATCAGCACCAGAGTTTTCTACCTCGCTCTTGTGTACAATTTTACTGAGCACAATACTGCAGGCAGTTCCTATCGGGGCAAAAGCTGCCGTGTAGCAAGCCAGTGCCCCAGTATACCCATATACGATACTCAGTCGAGCAAGGTAAAAGCCGCCGGCCAATCCAGCGGCAAGGAAAATCATGATACATACAGCAAGCCAGTTGGTAAATCCAAGGCGTGGCCTCTTCGATTTCGGCTTGCTTTTCTTCTTACCACGCTCGATCGAGATGGTCATTTTACGCCTTGCCCATCATCTGAGTCCAACGATAAAGAACGGTGACGAACTGCTCGCGGGTCAAAATGTCACCCCACATACAATTCGGCTCGCCGCTGACGGTCGTACCATTACCGGCGATCAGACCATTCTTCGTTGCCCACTCGCGTGCTTCTGCGCTGTATGCGCTTGCGTCATTGTCCTGGAGTTCCTTACGCATTTCGCCCCAGAGTTCTTTGAAACGTGCTACATCCATGTCATCATCCTCCGTTTCGCCATTGAGAATTTCCTGAACTTCCTTCCGCAGAGCATCCATGCTCTTGCCATGCTTCGGCCACCACTGCCCCACGTCGCCATGGTTAGAGCCGTAGCCGGCACGATATGACTCTGCATGATCGCTGATCCCAGAAATCGGATATCCGAATTTCTTGACCATATAGACATTCCATGCCACGACCATTTTCCACATCCGGTCGAAATAGCCCTGGTTTTTCGCCACGTCGTATCCGACCATCGTGCCACCAGCATAGGTGTGGCCTGCGGGTTCGCAAATCTCCCACTGCACCTTCGTGTTATTCCACGAACCCTTACTGCCGGAACCGCATCCCCACGGGCGACCATTCCATTGCAAAGCGAGAATAATTCGTCCTTCGCCCTTATGGAAGTCACCAAGGAGAGCATTAACACCCCAGCCCGCACTGGACTTGTTCATCGTGTTGAAAAACACATCGACAGAAGGTTGGGCGCAGCCAACAGAATGGTTTACGCAACCAGCAGGCTTGATCGTTCTTCCGCTGGTATAAGCTCCGTTATCCGTCGCAGGGCGGATCTCCAGATGGCTTTCAACGTACTGGATACATTCTTGAACTGTCATCACTTCAAACCACCTCCACGTATTCTCTGCCCCAGTAAGGCTCGCCGCCGTCCTCTGATGTCTTCAGCACAGCATACCAAGCCTTACCGCCGTCTTTACGGAAACGCGGATCGAGTGTCTTAGAGCAGAACCCGAAGCCACCCTCATCCTCTGCCCCGCCACCCCGACACATTTCACGATTACATTCCGTGTTTTTTCTGGGATCGCACTCATAGAACAGGACTTTCTCTCCTGTCACGCCATCCACCAGGTACCCACCACGGGATACAATGTTGTTGATATCGACCATTGAAGTTCACCTCTTTATTTCCGAACGGTCAGATATTTTCGTTACTAACCGTAGATACTTTTCATGCCGGCGACCCCATGATTTGAGCAAGACGGTAGAGCACCGTCACGAACTGTTCACGGGTAACAAGGTCTTGCCACATATAGTTGGGTTCACCATTGATGACAGTCCCGTTGCCGGTAATCAAACCCATATCCAACGCCCACTGCCGCGCCTCAGCGCTCCACTGGCCACAGTCGTTGTCCTGCAGTTCAGCTCTCATTTCCTGAAAGAGTTTTCTGAACTGTTCCAAATCAGAGTCGGACGCAGGAGCAGTCTGTGAGGCAAACTGGTCATAGTACCGCTGCCCATACTCAGCACGCTTCTTCTGAACATCCTTACTCTGGTTTGCCGGCTTCTCAAAGTTCAGCAGCACGGCATTGGAAGCCTCCAATACAGAGGTTGCCGCCCGCAGCACCGCCAGCACGCCGGGGTAGCTCTCGAACAGCTCTTCCCAAAGAAAATCCAGCTGCATAATGAGATCTCCGATAGATTTTCCAGACGCCTTAGCAAAATCCAGCAGGGCTTGCTTCCGAGTCCAAAACGTCCACTGAGCAAGGCCAAAACCAGCCTTGTCCTGCACGAAATTTGTGTAGGTACCGTTATCCACAGCAGCTACATAAGCATTGTCATTCATGCCAAGGACGTTTTCATAACTGTTCTGCAAATTCCGAGGATTAAGGCCACTTTCGGCAAACAAGTTGCCCATCAACCCAGCGATCCCATACTCATTCAATCCCTTCTTTTGAAGGTAGTCATGAATTGTCAGTTCGTTCATCTCGCACCTCCTTACAGATCAGAAAGCGCGGCTTGCTTCTGCCCGACGATTTCACCGTTCATGCAATACTTGCCGATTTCGTCCTCATCGTCGATATCCTTGTAGATATCCACCATTTCCAAGCTCTCCCATCCAATGATGGTCTTGATCACAGAATCGGGCAGGTTTGCCTTGGCAAGTGAAGTCGTAAAGAAGTGCCGGAGACTATGCCAATACACAGGGATACCCAGAATATTGGAGAAGGTCTCCGCCCAGCTGTTCAGTGTAGAGATAGGCACCGTCTTCGTAGGATCGTCCCTGTCAGGGAACAGCCACTCACTTTCAATACCCAGATCTGCCCGCTTCGCCATCCACGCATCGAAGTAGGGCTTGAAAGGCTTTGCCAGCACATAGCAGGTAAGCATTTTTCCATTGACGCCCTTGCCCTTCGTTCTGACTTTCTCAGGCGTTTTGTAAAACGTGCCATAGATGATGTTCTCGTCGTCGAAGTACGACACTTTGAATCGCGTCAGCTCAGACTTGCGCCGTCCAGAATACCGCGCCAAAGCGAAGCAGCAGGCTTTCTCGTACTGCCCGCGCTCCATCAGATAGTCCAAGAGTTGATCGGCCTGTTCGTCGGTCAGCACCGTCTTCTCTCTGGTCGGCTCATTTACCGGGTTCTCGATCTTGCGGACGATTGACCGGAAGTTGGGAAGCTCGTCATCCAAGATTGCTTCGATGTAGTTGCTCAAAGATGACAACGTACTCTTCAGCCGGCGCACACGGGCGGGAGAGTTCTCGTTGTTCCGCAACAGCCAGTTTTGGTACGAGATGATGTCACGCTTGCTAATCTCCGGGAAATACTTATTGTCCGCATTTTGGAGTACCCACACGAAGAAAATATACAAATCGCTCGTATATGCCTTAACGGTGGAATCCGCCTTGCCGATACTCCGCAGGTATTCCAGAAAATCGTTCATCAGCCGAATGTTCTTCGGGTTGATCTGGGCGATCAATTCCGGGCTGGTGATCTTGTTTTGTCTCGTCTTCCGTCCCATAACTCTCACCTCCTTTTTCGTATGAAGAAAGAGCCGCACCTTTTTTAGGTACGGCTCTTAAAAAATGGTTAGCAAATAGCTGTTTTATTCTGTTATGTGTAGCGGGGCTTCTCTCCACCCTCTACCGCATACCTCATCCAGTCCAGTATGACAATACCCACAACGGATAGGACGAGCCACAGCAAAGTAAACTGCGGGCAGATTTGTCCCAGGATGTTCCCGGCCAAGTGCGAGTAATCCCACACGCCCAACCCAAGCCACACATTCAGAATGAGTCCGGCAACAAACTCTACCGCCGTAATCGCAACGGCACAGATGCACGCCTGTCCTACCAGCGGCGTTCCCCAGGGAAGCTCTGCTCCGAAGCGTTCCAGCGGTATAGCCAGAATGATAGCCAGCGCGAACATCGTCCAGCTAATCGTTTCTGGCCTACCCTGAGAACTCTTCCAAATGACTTCCCCAAAGAAGTACACTCCGCCAACCCAGAACCAAAGCAGGACAGAAAGCACCCACTTTCCAATCTGTCTTCGTTCCATATTTTAATCCTCTCTCAAATCTCCGACGACCGCTTTCAACCGGTTCTGTTCCCACAGCGTCTCTTCCTCTTTGACCTCAGCACCAAACTGTGCCAGTGCGTAAGCCTGAGCCTTAATAATCTCTGCTTGCCGAATACAGATATCGGTCAGCTCTGTGATCAGCTCAATGCTACTCATGCGTTACCGCCCAGTCTTTGCATGATTGCTCCCATCTGAGACTGAGCCACCGCCAACTTCTCAGCCAAAGCGGTTGCGTAAGGCTCGGGCAGATTCATACCATACTGCACAGCGGCAATCTCATCGCTCCCCGTCATGGTATTGACATACGCCTTGAGGGAGTTGTGATAGGCGGTCTGAGTGGTAATCAACGTCTGAGCGGCAATGTAGATCTGAGCAATCTCTGTAGCAGAGTACACCGTACAACTTCCATCGTCGGCCTGATAGGGGAACTCAGTACCACCCAGCTCAACCACGCGGAAAAGGTTGGAGATATTACTCTGATCCTCAATGCTCAGATTGAAATGAGCAGTCCCCTCGTTCAATTCCAGATCAACGCCGGCAACGATCGTCGCATTACAAGCGGCTGAAATTTCTCTCAGTTTTGCAGCTCTCATCACTTCCAAAGCACTGTCTTCTCCGATGATGTCAACGGCATCTTCGAGCGTAATCCACTTTTTTGCAACGGCTTTCAAAAGCCCGTCAGCAGAAATAGCAGGAGCAAGACCGCGCTTCCCGTTTTCATACATACCTTTCAGTTGTTCCTTCATAATTTAACCCTCCAACAGTGCATGGATCATTTCGTTGATTGCGGCCTGGTGTGTGAACATTTCATCCCCGCCGTCAATTTTTGAAACAACTACCGTTTCAGCACCTTCAATTTCATTGTGACCAATCAGGTTGTAGGCCACGCTGCGGAATGCCACACCGATAGCATCCTCTTCTCTGGACGGTACAAAACATCCGTTTTCCGCAATCTTGATAAACAAGATAGAATCTGTAATGCCCAGCTCCATGCCGTCATCTCTAATAATTCGATACATCAAAAGACCTCCTTTACTCCAACCAATTTTGCAATGTGTCGCAGATCGGCCAAGTCTGCATTATAAAAATCGTGGTTCCACAACCAGTAGTCTTCATGCTCTTTCTGCTTAAACGGCTGACAGGCAGGATCTCCCCACACTCTGTTCCAGCGCTCTTGGTGCTGCTTATCACGCTTTCCAAGAGTGTCCATAATGGCCTGAACCAATTTTCCGCGCACCAGTCCGTTCCCATCATCATTCTGAGAAAAATAGTCATAGGCACTTTGGCTGGTTGTAAAGCAAATTGCCTTACCTCGGAACACCAGAAGGTTGCCCATCACCTCAATCTCTGTACCATATGGAATATTGACTGCTCCGCCGATCCCTTCCAAACGAACCCGCTTCCTTGCGATATAGTGTTGATAATCCACGAAATTACCTCCAAAATAAAAGTACAGCGCCCGAAACAAATGTCTCAGACGCTGTTAAAATTCTTGTATTAACTTGTAGTTCGATATAACTATGCTACTGCTGATATTTTATTTTGTGTTTGTGGCCTATACTTGTTAAAAATAGCATAATGCAACCTTCGCAAGCGTAAAAGCCTCCCGTGGTCATCAAATCCACGGTAGTAAGCCGTTTGTGATTCCATGAACTGATCGACCTCAGCAAGTGTTTTCCTTCCCGACAAAAACTCCCGATGAAACATTTTGAGTTTTCTTCTTGCCCGTTTTACACCATCACGACAACCATTGATTTTAACTTTCCCTGTTTCGGTCAAAGTAAATCTCGCTTTGCAAAACTTGAACGGCTTCGTAAGCGGGATAATCTTGCACTTACGCTTATTTACAGGAATACCGATAGCCTCAAACCGCCGCACGATTTCTCTCGCAACCTTCTTTAGCTTTTCAATGTCTGGCATAATAATGTAATAGTCATCCATATAATGACCAGCACAGTGAATACCAAGCTGACATTTGATAAAATTATCAACATCGCTTGGTAAAGAAACCATTTCCTGTTGGCTTGGCTCAACCCCAAGAGGCATCCCACGGCCAGGTGTTTCACATGGAGAATGCTTCACGATGGTATCAGCAAATGAACATACCTGCCTATCCAACATAAAGCGTTTATGCCGATCAAAGATAAGATTATGATTACCATTTGGAAAGAACTTTTTCAGATCGAGAAGGAACACTCCTCCCTCTCTGCCATAACGCCGATAGTGCCAATGAAGTTGTTCTTCCACTCGGCGAAAATGCCAGTGAAGTCCTTTATCCTTCTGACTTGCCCCATTGTCATAGATCATGCTTGGAGAATATAGCGGAATTAAAATCTTGTTTGTCTCGACCTTATGAATCTGACGATCCTCAATATGTGGAGCATCAATCGGTCTGATTTTACCCCGCTCATGCAACATAAAATGTGCATACTTCTTTGGTTTCCACCTGCCCTCTAATACTTCCTTTCTTCTTCTGGCCGTACCAGAAAGTAGGTGTAGTTCAAAGTTTTGTGTACTTTGCTTCCAGCGAACACCATTACAGCATTTCTTGCCATAATAGAACATATCGTGGTAGTTGAACACATCTTCGAGTGTACCAACCGCCTCGCTCCGCTTTCTTCTATTTGCTTGTCGCCGCGCTTGGCGACGTCGATATCGCGCCTCCCGGCGCTCCTCACTTGTCATAAAAGTATTCGCCCTCCGCATAGTTATCTTGTTGGTGCGCGTCTAAACTACTTTGACCTGGCACATGAAACGAGGTAAGCGCAATGCCTCGCCATGCAAGCAGCGTCCGTGCAAGGTCGTCAAAGGGCAGTTTTAGGGATTTGCACCCAGGGAAGTATCTCTCCTTTTGCGAAGGTCGTCTTTCATCTTTCGACTACTCCATTTGACCTCGCATCACAAAATCCGGGCAACAACGCCAGAGAATAGTTGGCATTGTTATTGTTGGCGGAGCCATCCGTGTTCACATTACAGAAATTGTTGTTATTGTTGTAATTGGCCGAGCGCAGCCACCAGTAGACTAACAGTAGAGCGAAACACAAAACAACTCGTTTTCAGAAATACACCCAATATTTATTAACCCTTTTTAGCTTGACCCAATGATTTGATGCTACCTTTAATCAACTCATCTTCATGGTCGATCAGTTCTCCAAGACTAATCGCCATCTTATCCAGCTTTTCGGCAGCATCTTTGGGACTGACTGGCTTTCCTTTGGCTGTTGTGAAACAGCCTTCTGGATTTTGCATCATTACAGTATAACAATGCGTCAGTCTAACATCCAGCGCCTTGAGAGATGCCCTTGCCTCTAACAAATGCACTTTCCGCAAATCAATCCTCTGCTGATCTGACGGGAAAATGCTGTTTGCTTTTTCTGCATGATCGACAACCTCCCCCGCCAGCTTCGCCACAGGCTCGGCCAGCAATCTGGAATATCGTGCAGACATTCGTGTTAAGAAATTCAGCGTTTCTACATAAATCTGATTCGCCGTATTAACAAATTCAGCCTTACTTGTAGTACGTTTTGCTTTCAGCACCGACATAACTTCACCTCTCTTGGTGCATTTTATTTATACTTACGCCTCTCCCCTTTCACCTACATTGATTACTCCATGCTCCTTCTCTACATCCTCCAAATGTTTCAAAAGCACAAATTCAATATAGTTGGTAATAGAGCGATGTTCATTTGTTGCCAGCACTCCGATCTTGTCAAACACCTCGTCGGAGAGACGCAAGGTGAATACTCGCTTATTTGTCGCCATACTCAAACCTCCCATCTTATTGGCACATGATTATTGTATGGCTATTTTTAACCGTTGTATGCAGTCTAAAGACTGTCAAGTGATAGCAATTCATTTTTTGAAGCGTAAATATATCATCCTCTGCTTACAAAATCAGAAGGGTACATTTGAAAAATTCGCGTCGCCGGCTTACGCCGGCTGATATTATTTTTGTCCGTCACTTTTACTCTCTGCTTCTCTCGGAGAACCCGCCAACTTTCGTTGGCGGGATAAGATCCGAGATACACTGCGGTGGATTAGGCAGCAAAGCCGGGCAACAACGCCAGAGAATAGTAGGCAATGCCACGGTCGGCGGAGCCATCCGCGGTCACAGTACAGAAACTGGTGTAATAGTTGTAATAGGCCGAGCGCAGCCACCAGTAGACTGCACTACCGGTAGCATTGTACTTGTAGGCAATCTTGCTGTTGCCTGACTTGTAGTAATCATACTGGAGCTGAGAATCCTTCTCGTAAGAGTTGGCATAGCTACGAGCACCCTGTACCTCAAATTCCGCAAGCAGCCACAAGTAGTCCGTAGTCGCCGTAATATAGCCGGCCTGATTGCCGCCGCCGTTGGCGGTATTATCAGTGTACTTTGTGACGGGCTTCATAACGGCTCTCAAATCAGCTGGAAGCGCCGCCATAAAGCTGTTTGCCAGAGGACTTGTAGGCGTATTGCTATTACCCAACAAAGTCTTTCGTGCATAGCTTGCATTCCAGCCACCATTATTTGTATTTGAACCATTCATTGCAAAGTAACCTGTACCAGCAGAAGGCCAGCCATTATCCGGGCCATACTTACTGTCATACAGGCCAACCATCTTGCCGCCAATCTTACCAAGCTGGAAGTGAATGCGGTTCGCACCTTCCTTAGCACTGTTGTGATTGAAGCCAATGATGAACGCATCCATAGACAAGTTTGAAATGGCAGTGTTGCCAATCTTACCATTAAGCACAATGGTCTTTGTATCGCCAATCTTCCAATAGTTCGTACCCTGCCCCTTATCGGAAACACCCTTGATAGTTTCCCAAGAGTTCTCGTTCAGCACATTGCTGACGAAAGTAGCCGTAACAGGAATTGTCTTGTTCGCAGGCGCAGTATGGTTCGTACCAGCGGCAACCTTAACGGTAATCGTAGCCGTACCAGTAGTCTCATTCACGCTTGAAATCGTCACGACATTGCCGCTCACAGACACGGTAGCAACGCCAGTGTTGTCAGAAGTAGCCGTGATAGCACCGTTACCAGCGCGAGTAACCGTTACCGCAGCGCTCTTCGTAGTGGGGTTCAGCGTCACGCTTGGGGGATTTACGCTCAGAGAGCCAGCAGCCTTAGCAATGCTCCAGGCCACGGTCTTTGCCGTAGTCGCACCGCCAGACCAGCAATAGTCATCCTTGGGCGTAAAGGTCGCGTTGTAGCTTCCTGCGTTCGTACCAGAGGTAGTACCACCCAAAGTCATCTTACTGGCATCGTAGCCGCTCCAAGAGGGAGACTGAGCATTACCGTTGTAAGTCAGACTTCCTCTCTGAGAAGGAACCGTAGAAATGGTTAGCCGATTGGGAACGCCAGTAATTCTATTGCTTGCGTTTACATTTACTTTTCCATCCGTAGAGATGGGGAAGAAAGAAATGTAGTAAGTAGTTCCGTTGGTCAGACCCGTCACAGTCAAAGGTGTGCTGGCGTTGCCGTTACGAGTGGTGCAAACCTTTCTATACGCAGCGGCGGAATCATCGGGAGACGTAGCGTAGCTACCAGCCTTGACTACGACCGTGGTATTCGCCCAGGTTGCCAAAGTAACACCATCCTGTACCACAGTAGCGGCAGGATCAGTCCACTTGATATTCAGCTTACCGTTACCGGCTGCAACGGCGCTCATGCCGCTTACATTGCCGATTGCAACAGGATTGGGCGTCGCATTGAACACGTCATCTTCACTGTCAGTGTAAGCGCCCTGCGTGGTATAAGGGAAAAGTTTGTAGTAGTATGTCACACCGTCTGTCAGGCCGGAATCGCAGAAGTAGCCGCTCTGATAAGCATTGCGAGCCTTGCTATCCAAAACAACCGTACCGTCACGACGGCTTACAGGAGCGCTTCCTGCTTTACGTACCAGCAGAGTACCGCCCCATGCTGCCAAAGTAGAGCCGGCCACAACCAGATCGTCAGGGTCAGTCCACTTCACATAAACCTTGCCGGCAGCGGCCAAGGTCTGAATATCTGTCACAGCGGCCAGGGTCAGACCGCCTGTTCCGCCTCCACCACCAGAGGGGAAATTGCCAAGAATAGGCATATTGAATCCTCCTTTTCTTTTATCCCAGGAGAGTGATTACCACAGGGATATCAATATCGGGCATTTCACCGTCTGCTGAGATAATGAGCTTTCCATCAGACTGCCCGGTTACGCAGAGTTTGGCATCTCGTGCCATCTCACGTTGCTCAAAAGTTGCGCTATGAGCGACCGAGATATTACCGTTTTGCGCAGCACCAAGATTAGTGACGGCCAGTTCTTGCGTAAACGGAGCATCTACCCCTACCCATGAGCTGGCGATCAGCGTACATTCAATACTCACGCTCTTGCCGCCTTTCTCCGCCAAAATCTCATCAACCTTAATGAAGTTGGAATTAGATGCACCGTTGATTGCTTCACGCCAGTCCTTAAATTTTGTCGAAGAATCGTCTTCCAGGATAAGCCCATAGTTCGTCGTTGTTTGGCTCACAGCTCATCCCTCCTTAACCGAACAGAATAACCGTGATCGGGATATCACACGTAGGTTTGTCTCCACCAATGGCGACAGTAAAGGAACCGTCCTGCTGCCCACAAACATAAAGGCTGGCGGTTTCTGCCGCCTCTCTTTCCTCCATGGACACACTCTGAGACAAGCCCACGATGCCGTTTTGATCTGCCGTCAGTCCAGAAATCTCAATATTTTGTTTATTGTCTGACCAAGACGCAACAGACAGCACCTTGTCAACCGACATACTTCCACCACCGGAACATTTGACCCATGAGCTGTTGTTATATCTCCAAAGAGCGCCAGATCCCTTCACGAAGTAGAACTTCTCGAACGGTGAGGTCAGCGCAAGACGTTGTGACTCTGTGTCCAGGACGATGATATCCGTCAACTGAACACGTGTTCCGTCAGAATCGTAAAAGATGTCACCTGAATCAGTTACGATAAGGAATTGCTTGTCCTTGATCGGAACCGTAGATGTATTCCGCGCTTTACTGGCAACCGTCTGGTTTACGTTGAATAGGGACAATTTGTACACCTCCTTTAATTGAAAAAGGAGGGGCGGCATCTAAGCCGCTCCCTCCTCGGTCAGTTTACCGGATTCCCTGATCAGAACGTACCGACAGTCAGAGCTGCAACAACAGCGTCCAGATTAGCCTTGTCGCCCTCAGCGATCTTGTCCAGCTCGGTCTTGTTGGCGTGCTCGTGAGCCTTTGCAGCCGCAGCATCCCACTTAGCCTTGTCGCCCTCAACGATCTTATCCAGTTCGGTCTTGTTGGCGTGGCTGTGCTTCTTGGCAACAGCGTCCTTCAGATCCTCGTTGGTCTGATCGTAGGTGTCGAGCAGAGCCTTGTTAGCGTGGGTGTGGGTATCCTTCTCCAGAGCAGCGATGCGGCCAATAGCAGCAGTCAGGTCAGCAGCCTTGGCATAGTCACCGATGTTCAGAGCGGCGATAGCGCCGTCAGTATACTCCTTGATGTAGGCAACCACGGTGTCGCTGACAGCTCCCTCGGGCAGAGTGCCAACCAGGTTCTGCAGGGCGGTGATAGCCTGATTCATCGCAGAGGCGTCATCGGGGTGAGACTGAATCCAAGCGGCGATCTCGGCCAGAGTATTCAGAGACTCCTTGGCGCTCTCAGGGATCAGCTGGGCAGCCAGCTCCTCATTGGCGATGGTACGGGCAGACTTACCGGCATCAGCACCAATCAGAGTGGTCAGCTTGCCATTGGCGGCGTCCAGATCGGTCTGTTCAGCCTTGCCGTTGATCTTGGCCTTCAGGGTAGCCTCCAGCTCGGTCTCGCTCACCTCGTCCTTCTTTGCCAGAGCGCCCAGACCATCAACAATGCCGGCAACTTCTGCGACCTTCGCATCGGTGTAGTCCTTCACCGCCTTGCTGGTAGGCACAGTGCTGTCATCAGCGTTCTCGCCGATAGCGGTAGCATAACCCTTGATCACAACAACCCAAGCGGAGCCATTGTAGACCTCGCCAACACCGGTATCGGTATTGACATAGATCACGCTCTCGGCAGGAGTGGCAGGCTTACCCTCAGCGCTGGTATAGAGACGGACGCCCTCACCGTACTTCTTGTCACCGAAATACAGCTCGCGGGTGTCGTCAGTCAGGTAGAAGCTACCAGCATCACGAACGGCAGGCAGGTTGGCCTTGTTACCATGGTACACGAGTTTGTAGTTTGCAGTCATAGCATTTCATCCTCTCTTCTCACGTATTGTGGATTGATATATTTGTAAAGAAAACATCTCTGCATCCAGATTGTTGCCCGTTTGCATGAAATTGATTTTCTTTGCAGCTTTTGCGACTGGCACGAAATCAGAATACTCCTACCATATTGCGTACTACTTCCTCAGTAGTAGCAATAGATCCTTCTGTAATATCAGCAGCAGTACCGCCAACGGGGACGCCATAGGTTTTAATCTGACCAGCACTGATCCATGTCAGTTTGCTTTCCGCGCCATTGTTCATTACATAGAACAGGTCATCAGCCAATGTTTCACGCTCAATATCATCGGGTGTAAGTTTCCACGTACCTTCGATATTGTAAACACCGGTCTCCAAAGCACTGATTACAGTTCCGGTTCCTGCAATGTTTGTTACAGGGCGGTTTTTCAACTGGTCATAGTCAGAAACACCGCCAGAAGAACCGCCGCCTCCGCCCTGATTAGTCAAGGCAGAAATCCAGCTCAAATCAGCCATAATTGTGCCTCCTCTCAGAACATATAGTAAATATTGACATTAACCGCCTCAGAAAATTCCAGAGACGTAATGTTAATCTGATCCATGCCCAGCTCAAAAATACCAGTGATCAGTGGGATCTCCTTCCCGTTGATTTTCACTTTCGTTCCTTCTGGGCAAATCATACTGAGCTTCCGCAGCGACATTTGACCGAAGTTCAAAATGCTATTGGGATTATCCGCACGCTCATTCTGTTTGAAGATATCCAGCATATTGACATTCGGCGTCACAGTCCCGCTAAAACAACCCAAATGTGCCTGTGACATTTTTCTTACTCCTTTCCTAAGCAAGTACAACAAAGTCCAACTCTTCCAGAGTCATATCGTCGATCTCTGCCAAGGTTTTATCGTCCAGATCTGACAACAGGCGGTAGCGCTTCATGCCCGCATTCAGTGTCATTAGGATCTCTGCATCATTTGACACAGCAAACAAGCTGATCGTCTCGACAACCAGTTCGTAGAACATTTCGATAGCATTACCAATTTGCAGTTTCTTTTCTGCAATGGTTTCTGGTTCGGAAGTCTCAATACCGATTGCATTGCTACCGTCCCCCAGAGAATAGTGGAACTCTGTTTCTCCAATGCTTGCCGCAATCGCAAATGCGGCCTCCATTCCTGTTGTATAGCGATAAAGCAGCTCCGGGCTTGTCTGGTCAATACCGATCGCACTACTGCCTGACTCAAAATCGTGTTTCCGAAATGCAAGATCATTTGCACCAAAAACAGTCTGATTTTGAATAGTGTCAAAGACTTGCTTTTGTTCCGCAAGACTTTTTGCTACAATCGCCATTGCACTCTGTGCATCGCCAAGGGAACTCTTAGCATAAGCAATCGGCTGGCTAACTTTGATACCGATTTGACTTTCCAAGGCAAAGAAACTCTGGGCAAACAGCGTGAAAGCTGGGATATCCAGCCTCATCGCTGCCTGCTCCAGTTCGTTTCGATACTTGATAGTAAGTGCGGCGCTCGCTTCCAGACAAACTTGATCACCGATTTTCTCACTGACCGTAGCCAGCATCTCGTCGATCTCCGACAACAGAGCAGATTGATTTGCCACTGCAATTTTCTTTTGCAGACTGAAATATGACAGCATCGCCCGCAAAACTACTCTGTTTACAGCTGATACGCCATCACGAAATGGGAGGGAGTAAACGATGATTGAACCTTCAGTCAAACGCTGTTTCAGGAAAATATCGTACTCCTTCATCTCCTATCGCTCCTTATGCCGTCGGGTTCACCACAGACAGGTTCAGAGAACCCAGCTTGATGGTCATGATGGTCGCAGCCTCAACACGACGACTTGCAGACAGCTCGCCGTACATCAGCAGGTTGCCACCAGTCAGAGCATCGTAAACAACAAAGTGGGTCATAGTGCCCCACTCGGAAGTGCTCTCCGCAAAATCAATCGCAGCATTGTTGGTCACGACGCCATTAACAGGGGCGCTCAAAGAAGTCAGCTCTACACGAGCATAGCCGGCGTCCTCACCAGGCTCAACAACGCCACTGCCATCCAGAGCAGGCGCGGCGCTACTCAGACCCAGATAATATTTCTCAGGCAAAGCCGGGGTTTTCTTGGAGCCAAACACGTTGCCTGACACCAAATTCAGAAAATAGGTCGTATTCATCGTCCTCATCCTTTCTCAATGATTTTCTTTGTTGCTTAATGAGGGAAACTTTTGTTGATATTGTTCGCAATGCGAATAATACCCTGATCCGGGATCTCAATTTCCCCTGAGATATCCTGAATAGTAATCTGATAGATAAACTTACCGACCAGATCTACCGTTTCCTCTGGCAGCAACACCACACGCAGAACATTTGTTACAGTTCCGTCGCCGTCCTCACTCTTACTAACCTCCATCGGTTTGGCAATAAGCGGTGATCCGTTTTTGTTGACAAAATTGATCAACGCAAAACTGGCCGTACAGGAGGATAGATCAAACGGCTTTTTGTTTTGTGAAAAGAACGTGTGGAACACAAGTTCCTGCGTTGATCCTCCCACAAAGTCGATGGTAGGAAGTGAGTAAGGGCTGTAATCACAATTCATACCTATCACCGCCCTTTCAAATATTATTTTTCAGCGGATTTTGAAGTAGCTTCAACAATTTCCGCATTGTTCAAAACGTCGGCAACCTCTTCGAGAATGGCGATACTACCACTCAGATTTGCCAAATTCGCCTTGCCTTTTACATAGACATTGTTCAACGCATTCAGCACGAATCCCAGTTGCTGCATAACTTGATCCTTCATATAGTCCTCCTTACAAAGACTTGATTTTTTCTTCCAGTTCGGAGATGCGACGGTAAAGCGTTTGAATCATGTAGGTATTCAAAGAGATAAACTCCCCATACCGCAGACGATAGAAAACGTCATCAATACCGTCTTTGGGATTGACTTCTTGGACAGGAGTAATTGTCAGGCCGGCAAAGTCATTCGTCGTCAAACCACTTTCCAACAATGCACGCTCAACGTCCTGCGCGATAAATCCAGTATGAAGTCTCTTAGACTTTCCAGCTTTTAGCTGATACTGAGCAGGTTTCAGCTTCATAAAGAAATTCTCGTACTTGTCCATTCTGTACTCGATCGCTTGCTTCAATCTCCTATCAGATCCGACCGAGATCTCTTCATCAGCAAACAAACCATTGTTTGTAATGGTAAAACCATGATCCGGTGCCTGCATACGCACACCTTTGTTGGTCGCAATAAAGTAGTATTCATCATCACTTCCGTACATTTTAGCACCGTAAGTAAAACTCACGCCGTCGCTGCCCCTCGTGCAACAGAATCCACCATAATCACTGCCAAGAGTGATCAAATCGGCGTCAATCTGACCTGCACGAATATAGTTTGCATTGATATACAGCTTGCGCGTCGAAGAATCACTAAAAACGCCAAACTTTGTACCGCCATTTGTCAAAACATTAAAAACGTTTCGCTCATTGACGGTCGCATCGCTTCCGTCCATACCATCCTGGCCGTCTTTACCATTCTGGCCGTCTTCACCGCGAATCTTAATCGCCGAAGTCCAGGTCACTCCGCCATCGTAGGTATAAGAAGCATAGAGATCTCCGTCATTGATAGACTTGTGCCAACTGGTACTTCCCCTGGACGGATACGAGTTGTATGACCCGGTAGGAGGTGAGGCGGCAATACTGCAATACAACACCAAGCACGGGCTGTTGCCGCTGCCCCAAGTAATGCTGCCGTCCGCCATATTGATGCTGCCCTTCATAGTGACATTGCCGGACGGATCGACATAGAACGCACCGTTGTTTACATCAATACCGCAGCCTTTCAGCCATCCACCAGATTGTGGATCGGCGGTCAGATTTCCGCTCAGTCTTGAGGCAGAGAGCGTACCGCTAAACTCGCCATCTCTTGCGTGCAGTGTGCCGTCTCGCTTTACCCAGAATTTTGCATTCTCAGGTTTTGTAGCACCCGCCCAAATCGCATACAGCGAATTGGTATCCTTGGAAGAGTTGAGGGCAACAAAAGTAGAGTTTGATCCACAATGAAGCTCATTCTCGGCCAGTTCCCACCCGCCAATCGAACCGGAGTCGGCCTTGATTCTTCCTCTGAAATAAGCGCTGCCGTCTCGAAGATCCAGATAGAAGTTTGCGTTCTCAGGCATACCGTCCGCATCGAACTTGATATCGCCCCAATCGTCAATAAACTCCGGGGTCACGGTTGTACCGTTAGTATTGAACAGGAGCTTATTGCCGGCCACGATACCATACTTCGGATCGAAGATCATCAGGCCACCGTCGTCATGCTGCATAATGTACGAGGCGTTATACAACCACGCTCCGGTGGCGTCCACCTTGAATTGCATTACGCCGTTATCGTTGGCGTTCTCCAAGACGAGGTTGTTACCAATAATGAGACTACCCGCAAGCAGTTCTGTATTGATACCCCATGTCTCTCCAATCAGGATATCGTTACCCTTATCATCTTTGAGACCTGTTTTCGCATCGGAGTAAAACCGACCGATACCCAGTTTAGCAGTCTTCCAACCATCATCAGTCATGGCAATCATGTTGTCCACGATACGCAGTTGATACTTACTGTCACCGCCCACTTGGATACCCGCACCATTGATCACAACGCTCTGATTACTTGCGCCAATAATGGTGTTTACTGCCGCATTCAAGGCGTTCTCCATAAACTGCGAAACCTGAGTAGTCTTATTCGCAGTTCTGTTGTAGAGGTATTTGCTGGTATCAAAACTGCGGCTGGACGCACTGACCTTATTGACCTCACTCAGCCAATTCGCAACTACGTCACGTTTTTGGAAACGATTAGAAAAGGTCAATGTCAACTTCTCGGGGTTCTCAAAGTCCAGAGCTACCCCGATCAGCTTCGGCTCGATCACACCACCATCACCGACGTTCAGATAAATGCTCTTGCCGAACTCCAATTTATTCTTAAACGGCTCAAATTCTTTCTGGAACAAGAAATTAGCCGTATCAATGGAAAACTCGTAAACAGGCCATGCCCATTCATCCAAAAGCTCTTCGCCAAATGCGTACAGCTCTTGCGCCACAGAATATTTTTGATACTCGTTCACATTTACTGTGAAAAACAGCTTGGATGTGCCCGCCTCAAAAGAAATCTGGGTGCCTTTGTTCTCCGTTACCCCATCCTGAGAAACAGGAGAAATATCACTGCTGAACTGAGAAAGTATGCCAGATGCAGTAACAAGTCCGCTCGGGAAGCTATGCTCATCAAACGTCGTAGATCCCATGTACACCGTCAGTACATATTCGTTTGTACTTGGGTTAACCTCCAAAGTACCACGCACAATGTCTGCCGTCAGCTTTGCGCTGGCAATTTTCAAAACGCCGCCCGCAATAGCATACATACTTTTACCGTTAAGACTTGCCTGTGCAATATCAGCCCCGGTCAATGTAACCTCCCCCTGCAATGTGGAGATGGCACCAGAAGCCGATGTATCTACATCGGTCGCAACGAAAGTTTCTTCTGCCGCTTCGCCCTCAATCAAATAGTGGTTGAGGATTTTTTGTTCGGCTTTTGTGAAATACTTGGAAATAGACAGCTGCTCTACAACACCCTGAATATCAGTGGTATACCGATCAATCTCTGCCTGCAAATTCGCAATCACTGTTTCTTGCGCCTCAATCTCAGAGTTCTTTGCAGAGATTTTCTCATTGATCTCTGTCAGCTGTTGCTGTTGACTTGTCTTTCCAGCGGCAGTGGATTCCAGAGCCATTGCCTGGATAATTACGCTTTGTTGTGTAGTCAGGACTTCCAAATCGCCTTTCAGCGAAGCGAGTGTCGCTTCCTCCGCCAGCCTTTGGGCGGTTCTGGATGCCCGTGCTGCTACCAGATTGGTGTAGTGAGTTTGGTTGCTTTTAATTGCAGCATTCCAGCTCTTGACACGCTCGGCCAAAGTAACTGTGCTGCCCTCGGCGATCACATCAAAATCGCCGTTGGAAATGAAGTATGACAGGTTTACCATGTAGTCTGTGCCGATCGGGTTTACATCCCGAATACTCAGGTCGTCCGATCCGTACAGATGGAGCTTTGTCACCATATCATCGGTAAGCTCTTCCAGATCAACCGCGTCCACCAAATTCTGATAACTCAGATAGATAGGTACGGTTCCACGGCTTTTGCCCGCGTCGTAAGCACTAATTGTCCTGGCGTACACGTCAAACACAATCGTGCAGTTATACTTCTCCATAGCACTGCCATAGCAAAAACTCAAGGCGTCGCTATCGTACTCGTCAAAGGTGCGATAACATCCAATCAGCTTGGGGTCAACATACCCAATATTCCATGTCGTATCCAATTCCAGAATACGGCCCAGAATAGTATCCTCCGGCTGAACAGGATTCCAGAAGTTATACGTTCCTTCTTCCAAATAGAGTTTCTTTTTCTCAAAAAGCTGCTCAATAGAGTATCCGGTAATATGCTTTACCTCAGATACACCGTCACCTGATGTAGCCGGCCTCTGAAGAATGTAGATACCAAGCTGTTCGGTAAACAGCATTTTGTAGCTGGTCAGCAAATGATAAACCGGATTGATTTTCCCATCGGAATGCCGAGGGACATCGAACTCAACGCGGCTTACATCCGCATAGTTCAATTCAAAATTAAGGTTGCTGACCCAAGGGATAACCCCAAGCTCTTTACCGGCCAGAGTCTGCAACCGCAAAGTGGGCTGCTTAATCTGGCTGGCTTCCAATTTAGAATAATCCAGATACACCTCTGGCCTCCTTTCTTATGCTCCGACGTTATAAAGATATCGACCGCTGATCGTTACACTCCCAGTTCCAGTGAATACCAATTCATTGTCTCCGGGTTCCAACTCCAAAAACACAAAATTAAAGTGTTCATAAAGATCGTAGCCAGAAACTTCCTCGGTAACTACCTGGTTCTCATTGTCAACGCGGATAGACAAACTGCTTCCCGGCAAATTATCAAACCGCATTTCTGCTCCGGTCGTCTTGTTCTTTACTGCAAAACTGGTACAGCCGGCAGCAAGAGTGACCAACATTTCTGGGCGCAACTTTTCCATGCAGGTACTGTCGTTGTAAAACCGCACCGCTGTTCCCCCGCTGATTTGATAGGTCTTCGCAAATGGATAACTATATCCATATGGGCAGTCGCAGATGATTTTAGCTTCAAACGCCATAGGCACCCAGCTGAGATGAATAGGCGTCAGTTCCTGAACAAGACACCGGAATTGAATATGCTCCATATCCGGCTGATCAATACTGAGCCATTGGTACTCCTGATACCCTGTCAGCCATTTTGAAACCGCCTGCATTTCATAGCGATCCAACTTATGATCTGCTCCGAAAATCAACGTAAAGCTCAACGGACTATCGTTATATCGCACACCATAGTGGATCGGCGCAACACGATTTGCCAGCCGCGTCTCCACCAGATTTGCTTTATTGCCAAAACTATTGGCACTATGTTTATTGCTGGACATATCCGCAATGTACATACCAAACATGGAAGCGGGCATACCAGCATAGGTAAATTCATAGCTTTTGAACATTGTCTTCCCTTCCTTGCTATATGAAAGGGACGCCCGAAATTGGGCGTCCCAATCTTATCTCCCGATTCCAATGAGCCGTCCAATCTGATTGACCATATCGCGTGTAACCTTGATATGCTTATCAACCGTAGACTGGTCGGCACCATGAATGATCGTATCGCCAATCTGCACTTCAATGGGTCTGCTGTTGTTGGTGATATTATTTACCGTCTTACTGCCGCCTACCTGCTTCATCACATCAGACAAAGTAGACTTGCCAGCATAATCCGGCAGATCACTCATTGCGTCAGAGAGCATATTGATACGATCCATCTGTGTGGTCAGATTGTCCACCATCTGTTCGCTCAATACCCACTCCTTGGTTTTCAGCAGAGAGAGTTGTTCGTTGGACTTGATATCTCCTCCGCCGACAATGCCACCCTCATGATAGGTGTACTTTCTGTACTTATCGTACAGCAGTTGCCCACCCACGCGATCTACGTACCAAACACCATCACTGCCGCGCACCGCAGTAATGCCATACTGTGCCAGCTGTGCGCCAAGCTCAAGATTGCGCCGGTTCAGATAGAGCTTGCCGGCAGCATCTTCATAAGCGTGCTGCTTGCTGTTTGCATACATTTCTTTGATGATCGCATGGATCATATCTTCGCCGCTGGAGCTATTGTCGTAGGTAGCATTCCCAACTTGGAAATTTGTTCCGCTGGACTGCGTGGCCTTGATGTCTCCTCCGATACTTCCCAGAGCAGACACGTAACTTCCATACCGTTGTGCAGCAGCCAAGCAGTTATCCCAAGCATTCGTAATATCACTGTTCAGCACATCACCATACTGCGTGTTCCAACTGATCAGCTCGCTATACAGCGTATCCCAGTGAGACTCGATATAAGAGATTGCCATATCATAGAGCTTCTGATGAGAAGAGATACTGTCTTCCAGAATCCCAATTTCCTTATCCTTCTCATCATGATAGGACTCTTCCATCTTATCCAGAGCGTCCTCCTGAGCCTCCAGTGTTCTGTCCGCCTGTTCGTCGGCCAAATCAGACTGAAGCTCACTCAGTTCTTTGAGCAACGCCGCTTTTTCAGCCTGAGCTTCGCGGCTGTCATCCAGAGAAAGCATATCAATACGAGCTTGCAGCTTCGCAATCTCACGCATTTTAGATGCCATGGTCTTCTGGTGATCTGCCTCGTCTTTGCTGGCCTCCAATGACTGCTTCTTCAGGTCGATAATTTCAGAGTACGCATCCTTCATGTCCTCCAATCCGTCGATCTGATCTTGGATACGCTGTTTCAGCATATCCATTACATAATCGAGGATGTCGTTCAATCCGTTCTGCATCTCCTCTAACTCGTCCGTCACGCCACCCACGGTTTTACCAATGCTCTGTACGGCACTGTCCGCCATAGCCCGAATTGCATTGATATTCCGCAACGCCGCTTGGTACTGATCTTCGTCCAGTCCAGCCAAAGCCAGATTTGCATAGACCAATCCCCAAGTTGCGTTAGTAGCCTGTTCGGTTGCATACAGCAAATTATTCAGAGTTGCGATATCGCCCTCAGACTTTGCCATACGAAGCGCTTCTACATAGGCCAAAGAACTCTCAATCGCCATCTGCTGCGTCCGTGCGGCAATAACCGCTTGGATGCGCTCTTCGTTGATGACAAGCTGCCCATTCTCATCAATCAGGTACGCTACGTACTTCTGCCCAAGCCCGATAATACTCTGCAAAGTATCTACGGTAATGAACCCGCTCTGGGCATACTCGTCCGCCGCGTCATGGAGTGTGTCATAAACATTTTGGATAGTATCAACCGCGTCGGAAGCCTCTTCAACGATACCATCCAGAAGCTCCATAATCTGCTTACGGGCTTCCTTGATATCCTGTCCAAGTTCTTTCCAACTTTCCGAACCGTCACGATTTTCCTCGTTCAAGTCCGTCAGAGAATTGATAAGATCCTCAGTTTCCTTCCTCAAACCATTTGTGGCCTCCTGCAGAGTGTCGTATCCACCCTTACTATCGGCCACCAGCTCATTCAGGTGCTCCATGTTTGCGATCCAAAGTTCATTGGTATCGGCGTTATACTGTACCTCGAACCCCAGATCTCGCAGCGCCTTAACGTTGGAAGAGATCGTGCTTTCCCTTTGGTCATTCAGATTTTGCAGAGCCTCTTGCTCACGCTGATAGGCACCAATCAGCTGACGCTCCAAAAGGATTTTCTCTCTCAAATCGTCAGAGTTATCAATTTTGGTTTCAAGCTCCGCTCTGGCCTCTTGTGTCTTGCGCAGCCGTTCAACCGCCTCTCGATAGTCGTCAATGGTAGCGACATACTCTTCGACATCTTTCTTAGAGCTGCTACCCGACTTCGTATCGCTCTTGAAACTCTTCAAAGGCGTATTTTTCAACGCCTGCAAAGCCGCGATTTGTCCACCAATCTGGCTGATCGCGTCTTGGTACTTGGAAACATCCAGTTCAATCTGGGAAATAAAGTCCTCCAGATTGCTTTCCTTAGCGGTGTAGGAATATTCTGTCCCCTTAAAGCTACCGCTTGTCAGGTTGAGCTTAATGCCACTACCGCCAGTACCACCACCAGACCCACCTTGTACGTCAGCCGATCCAGCTACTGTACCGCTTGCAACACCAGCAATAGCCTTAGCTGTCTGGTGTGCCTGCTTTGCGACAGAAGCAAGATCCGTCTTTACGCTGGTCAGGTTGTTGTACATCGTCTGCGCCAGATCATAGGCAGCTTGATTAAAGTTGCCATTTACATCCGTGCAGACCTTAGCCGCTACCCGGTTGAACTCTTCCGCATTTTGAGCCATAGCAGCCGCCGCCAGCTTAAACGCAGTCGCCTCATCAACGCCAGCATCAATCAGAGCCTGAGCAACAGCATTACCGGCATTGATCCGATACTCCGCCAGCTCTTTTGAGATATCTCCCTCACCCTCAGCAACTGCTTTGGCAAGGTCAAGCTGCGTCTGAGCTGCTTCCATCTTGGCCTGCAAGACTGCCTTTTCAGCTTCCAGCTGGGCAATTTGCCCATCAATCTGAGTATCCAATTCAGCCTTTTTGCCTTGAATGAAAGAGTTTACTACGCCCTCGTTAAGGATAATCTGACCATCAGCCGCTACTTGGGCATTGTTCATGATCTCAGGATAGACCTTGGCGAACTCCAAAGCCTTATCCAATGACATGGTAAACCCGTTGGCTACCTCAGCCTGCAAATCTGCAAGCGTCTGGAAAGAATCAGAGATAGTATCAATGGTAGTTGCAACATTCGAGAAGTTTTGCAAGGCAGAAGTATATGCGTCCAGATCACCGGTGATTGAACCGTACAAACTGCTGTAGATCGCCAACTTGCCCTGGTTTTCAGCAATCGCCTCGTTGTTTTTCTTGATTTCCTCTGTAGCGTTGCCGATCATGCCCAACCACAGACCACCATCATTGCCAAGGTTACGCTGCTCCTCGTAATACTTAATGCTCTCTTGCAGGGTGGCGTTACGCTCTTGAAGCGAGTCGATCTCCTTTTGGATCTCGTCCATCTCGCCCTGCATTTTAGCATTAGCGTTTTCTTTCCATGCCGCTGTGTTGAGCTTTACGACGCCGTTCTCCTCGTAGAGGTAGTCCAGATATTTTTCCTCAGCACCGGCAAGAGACTCAATAGTTTCAGCAGACAATCCGCCGCCACCGGCCATATCACTTTCGGCAGACGCCAAAGCATCATACGAAGACTGCAACCCCGAAATAACATCGGTCAGTTTTTCCAGCTGTGCGATATATACAGAAGTGCCACCGTTGTTTGTGGCCTGTTGCATTGCTCCGCTGAACTCCGGGAAGGTATCGTTGGCAAGCTCCAAAAGGATCTTCTTATATGCCTCAGAATACTCCGTGCTATCCTTGATCCCCTGGATATATCCGTCGAAAGCATCCTGAGTATTGATATCAGTAGTTTTCAGCGTCTCTCCAAGGTCAATGACCGCCTCATTTTTGAGGAAGTTCTCTTGAGCGGAGTTATAATCGTCTACGAGTCCCTGATAAAACTCAATCTGCTGCTGAACGTTGTTGAGGACATCTTGGGATGAGTCCCCAAGCCAGCTATCAGCCATGCTTTGCCAACTATCGTCACTCAAAAGTACGTGCTGGAGTTCTTTGTACATTGCCAGGACTTCTTCTGCGTTCTTTCCTGCCAGTGCATAGCTAATACTGATTTGCCCGTTGACATTTTCCCACGCATCATTAACATAACCGATCTTTCGCAAAATCTGGTCAATGCCACCTGCGTCAGTAACAACGCCAAGGAAATTCGTTCCAGAACCTTCAGCGTTGATACCTTGGTTATATCGTGACATTGCATCACGGTACTTGGTATCCAAAGTATCTCTGGCGTCATACGCTGCTTGCAGTTTAATGTTGTCGAGCTTCTTGATCTCGTCATCCAGCTTGCCATTAACCAGATCAAGATTATCAGCCTGCGCCCCAACCAGATCCGTGATATCTTTCTGGATACGCTTCGCCGTCTCTCTGGCAGAAGAGTCGAAGTCACCGGCAGTTGCCAGCTCTTTATACTCTGCAATCAGATCGGCAAGCGAATTACGCTGATCATTAGCCGCCTCCGCAGCCTCAGTCATAGACTGACGAGCTTCTTCTGCCCGTTGCTTTACGCTTTGCCATACCTGAGCCAAAGCCATGACAGCAGTAACTGCCAGGGTAATCCATGTCATGGGGTTAGTCGCCATCGCCGCAAATGCGGCCTTGGCGTTGGCACCGAGAACCTTCAAAGAAAATGCCTGCTTCTCATTCGCTGCGGTCTGTTGCAGAGCAGCAACGATTGCTTCTTTCTGAGCAGCCGTCAGTTTCTTGGAGTTTAGGATCTCGGTCATCATTGCGGCGGTAATCTGCTCGGTCGTCCGCTTCTCGGTAGCTTTCGCCATATTCTTGGCAAGCGTAGCAGCAGTCGTTTTATCCGTAGCAGCCTTTTCCGCCAACTCTTGGATCGTATATCTCTGTGCAGAAGCAATCAGACTGGTCATTGTCATGACCTGCTTCTTCTGCTCCGCAGTCAGTCCAAATGCGCTCATTGCTGCCGCACGCTGAGACTTATCAAGTCCCATCAGCTTAGTAGCATAATACTGTACACTTGTGGCGCTACCGTCCATAACCACGCCAGACGCTCTTATAGCCTCTGTCACCGGAAGGACAGTGCTCTGGAGCATATTCATTTCGGCACGGAATTTATAAATCAACGCAATCGCACCAACAAGACCGATTGTACCAAACAATCCCAGCTTCTCCGTCAGCTCGTCAATCCCGTTGGAAACAAGGTTCAAAGCATCAACAACGAGCTTCATATCGTCGGTCTGGAACAGGTTCTGAGCCACACCAACCCATGTTTCTTTCAGTGCATTCAGCTTATAATCCAACGATTGCGTAATCTTGTCCATCTCGCGTCCTGCGCTGCCGGCGCTCTCTTCCATCTTTACGATGGCACTACGCGCCTGATCAAAGTTGGACAAAATCGCGGCACCAATCTGGGCCTGCCGTTTACCGAACAGAGCCTCCAAAAGGTTAGCTCTATTCTTATCGGTCAGCTCATCCCAGATATCCGCAATATCGGACAGAATGTCATAGGTAGAACGATAAGTCTCGGGATCGTCCGCCTCAAACAAACTGATACCCCGGTTATTATTGCTTGCGACCTTAGTGAGATCGGCAATCGTACCGGTCAATTCGGACACGTCTGCGGAGTATTCCTCCGTCTCCTCATCATAGCCACGGATACGCATTGACAAGGTTTTCAGACCGTTACCAACCGTCGCCGCGTCTCTTGTGATTTCGATAGCGGCGGTCGCCAGAGCTACCGTTTCCTCAAATGTATTGTTTGCAGCAGCCATAGCAGCAGAGCTACGGGTCATAGCCTCCACAATATCACCGTTGGACACGGCGAACTTATTACCCACTTCGTTGACCTTGGAGATAATACCATCCAAAGAGTCTTCAACATCGAGGTCGTAAGCCTTGATGATACTTACCAAGCCGTCTGTCGCCTGGGTAATATCCATGTCGGGAGAAATAGCTTCAAAGATAGCAGAGTTTTCTGCCAGCTTTGCGGCATCTTGCATAGCATAGCCCAGTCGTGCCCATTCCGCCGTCTGAGAAATAACTTCCTCAGTGGTTACACCCAGCGCTTTGGCTGTGCCATTGGCACTATGATAGAAACGGTCATACTCCTCTCTGGTCGCGGTCGTGACTTTTTGCAGGTCAATCATGGCCGTATCCAGATCAACGATCGTAGTAAGTGCAGATCTCAGCAGCCGGAACGCACGGAAGAGAAGCGTAGTAGCAGATACCCACTGGAGTACCTTACCTACGTTGTTCTTCAAAATGTCGCCCAAAGACTGCATATTCTTTCCAGCAGCTTTGACCTCAGATTTGAACGTGCTAAATTGCGCCGTCCATTTTCTCAAATCCATCTGATTGTCAACGCGCTTGAGGTTTTCACTCAGCTGTTGGAATTGCGCATTAAGACCGGGATCTTGCTTCAATGCACTCCACGTTCTTCCAACTGTTTCCAAATCCGCCTTTGCTTTCTCCAAGTTTTGAGTAAACTTGAAGTCGTTGATATCACCACGCTGGACGCGGAGAAGTTCAGACATTTCCTTACTGCAAGCACCAATCAGAGATTGCAGCCGCTCATATGTCGTAACCTTCTCCCTATCCCCCATATCAGCGCCATACTGTGCCGCTGTCTCCCGGAGCAGTCTCATATTCTGCACGAGATTTTCTGTGGGGGCCACCACCTGGCTAAACTTCGTTTGCAAATCAGCAATGGTAGACGGGATACTCTGCATTGCGACATCGTAATCTCGCGCTTTGTCAGCCAGCTCCATCTGGGTATAAACCAGTTGGGTACCATTCAAAAGACGGCTCTGTTCAAGAGCCGTCGCCTGCTTCGCATATTGAATAATATCAGCATAGGGAACCAGCTGTGCCTCCAGAGCCGCCCGCTGATTATTCAGCACAGACAGTTGACCTTGCAAAACCAGCAACTTGTTTTTGTCGTCGCTGGTATTCAGCTTTGTCATAGAAGACTGAACAGAGGTAATCTGCTTGTCCAGAGAGATCAACTGAGTATAGATCTTGTTCGCACCACGCAGCCGCTCCTGGAAGACAGCCACATCATTGTTCAGCTGGTCAAAACTGTTGAGGAAAGCTACCAACTGATCTTTGGTGCCGACGCCTTGCAAAGTTTTCTTCAATCCGTCGATCTTACTCTTGAACGTGTCGGTCAGTGTTCCGGCAGATTCCAGTCGTTTCTCCAAGGCTTCCAACCCGGAAAGCTGATCGGCCTTGATAGAACCGATGTCCTTTGTTCTCAGCTTGGTTGCTACATACTCGGCATTCTGGTACTCTTTGACCAAACGCTGCAAGCCGGAAATCTGAGCTTCCAGATTAGAGCGTTGAACATTATCCAGCCGCCCTTCGGCGGCAATCATGGTCTCAATCCGGGCATTGACTGCGGCGTAAGTATCATTCAGCGCTGTCAAATGAGCGCTATCCGTAATCGGCTTTACAGAAGTTTGACCGACATAAGCGGCTTGAATATCAGCCAAAAGAGCCTTTTGGCGATTCAAGTATGAAACCCTTGATTCATTGTCCTTCTTGGCCTGAGCCGCTACCTGCTCCTGCTCTCTGCGCTGACGCTCCAGATTTGCAGTCACATTGGTCAAATGGGTATTGATTTCGCCAGTCTCCGCATTATAGGTTTGCAGATACGTGACGGTTCTCTGCATCTGATCCGTACCCTGAATGGTCAGATTCAGCATACGTTCCTCTTCGCCGTTCACCGCTTCCCAGCGGCCAGTGATTCGATCAATCTGGATACCCATTTGATCCAGTTGATCAGTCATGGCACGAGAGATGTCGGGGCTGACCTTCAAATTATTAAGCTCAGTCTTAATCTTGTTGACAGAGCTTTGATCCAAGCTCAAAGAAACACCAACGCTTTGGGATTTTGTTGCTCTGGCGATTTGCTGAGTAATCCGCTGAGTTTGAGACTGAATACCAGCTTCGTCCAGAGTTACACCAACCTTGATGCTGCTTTTGGAATTGATCAGCTTTGCAATGTTGGGAAGTTGCGCAGAAATACGTTGTGCGGAAGCCTCTTCATCAGCCTCCAGCTCACTGGTCAATACAATTTTCAGATCTTCGTCCACATCTCTCACCACCTTTTTCTGTTAAATTTCATTTCACATTGATCCCCTGTCGTCTCAGTCCAGCTTTCAAAGCATTTACATGAGCGCGGCTTTCTTTCAGGTGCTCAATGGTTTTTGCAGTAAAAGGACGAGGCTCCATATAGCGCCTACGGCTGGGAAAATCATAGTGATAGAATTTATAACCGTCTCCAAATTCCACCAGCTCGGGTAGATTTTTACCAGTCGTTACCTGATCGTCGTTCATACAGCCACCCGGATTCGGTTCAGTCATATTGACCACGACCATCACGCCGCCCTTTGCTGCTCCGCCTCGGATTTCAATGTTGTAGGGATCTCCCAATCCGCCGTATTCTCCACGGCGACGGTACATCCGAGGGGTATAGACCTTGTACACCTCAGAGTAGATGGTGGCAGCTTCTTCATCCTGGACTTCCTCAAAGACTTCTTTTGTCATTGCGTCGTCGATTTTTGCCATAAGCTGCTTGTTTGCCTTTTCAAGCGCTTCCCGAACGTTCATGCCGCCACCTCCCACTCAATAATTTTCTTTGTTGCTTACGCCTTTCTTGAGTTCAGCAGACCTTGCAGGATTCCACCTTCACCCAGTCCTTTGGTACCTTCGGAAAGGATACCGGCATACTGCATGAGCGACTCCGTGTCGATATCCTTCACCTTATCGGCCAATCCCTCCAGCAGATCGCGGAGAGCTGTATCCGTACCATGATCGGCAAGAATACTGCTCTTTTTCCAGTCGATAGCCTGCCCGCACAGGGGAACCATCTCATTCAGCATATCCTGATATCCGGCGTTCTGAACGTGATCCAAGTCCATAGCCAGATACAGCTCATTCATGGCATCCACATCCAAAGCGGAAGCACCCGCTTCATCTGTCTCGTTTTTGAGCGTCATGGCCGGGATATTGGTACACATCTGGAGAATGGTAGCTCGCAGCATAGGCGAGACATACTCAGGGCGGAACTTGCCCGTCGCATCGAAACATCCAGAAACCACACGATTCAGAAAGGTGCTCTTCTCTGCGATAGTCAGAGCTGTATGGAATGACACCTCAAAAGAGCTGTCCCCCACAGTAAACGCCTGGGTGTAAGCATCTTCCTTCTTGTTCTCTTTCAGAAAGGCTTTCACCGTATTTACAGCGATTTTCTTCATTTTATTGATCCTCCACAAGATTCATTGCCACACGGAACGTCAGTTCGTCGGCGTGTTGGCTGATCCAGCCGCGATGATTTTCTACCAGTCGGCATACCGCCGTCCGATCATCACCTGCAAACCAGCTCAGATAGGGGACAAAACCGGAGCGCTCCGGGTGGTCGAACAAATCATTCTGCCCCTCATGACCGATTACGATGATTTTGCAACTGTCATGTAAACGAGTCAGAACCTTCTTCAACTCGTCAAAGTAATAGTTCTGCGCCTCGTCGATGATTACCACTTTGTTCTCAAAGTTGGTACCGCGCAGAAACGTGTGCGTAGCGCACTGGATATATGCGGTTTGATACTTCTCGTTGACTGCACCATCGTAAAATGCAGTATTGCGATTTACACCGATTTTTTCCAATGCTTCATAAAATGGCTCAAAATACGGCTCGGATTTTTCCTCAATCGTACCCTTCAAATATCCCTGCTTCTGCTCCTGAGTAGGAGAGGCAATATAGACGATGCCATTACACCGTCCGTATTGATAAAGCAAATTGGCTGTGGCCGTAGCAATCAGTGTCTTGCCGGTACCAGCTTTAGCATTGCAAAACACAATCAGCTTCTCCGTGTCCCAAATAGCATCCCGAAAAACTTTCTGGTATTCATCCAGTCTCAGTCCATAAAAAGGATGCTCCTGCAGGGTAGCGGGGACATCATAGATTTCCATGCTGGTATTTTTCTTTGCCATATCTTCTTCACTCCTATCAAAGAATGGTATCAATGTCAGTTACAATCTCGTCGGCAATACCCAACACGATCATTTCTTCACTGAACAAGAACCAATCACGGCGATAGTTCTGGTCGTAGACTTCCTCCGTGATTCGGGTGCTGGACAAGATGTACTCCTTCATGCGTTTTTCCAATTCCTTGGTAAACTCCAAGTTGTCCAACATTTTGCCGATGCTTCCGATCGCACCGGAAGATCCATCATGAATGAGACAACTGGTATGAGGAAAGACATAGCGCTTATGGCCGGCCATCAGCAGAAGTCCGCCAGCGCTGTACACTCGGCCCATACCGATCGTATAAATCGGTGTCTTGGACAGGTGGATCATGTCGATGATGTGGAGCACCGTGTCCACGCTGCCACCATCCGAATTGATGAAGATTTTGATGGGCTTACGTTCTTCCGGCGCAATCCCCTTATCCTCGGCATTCCACTTTTTGATATACAAAGCGATATCAATAGTGGCGTCGCTGATATCGTCATTCCAAAGAATCTCGCGCTTTTTCAATCGGCGATAATATTCCACCATGGTGGGATCAGGCAACGTAGTGTCTAATACCCCCCCCACGTCGATAAAATCCTCGTTAAACTCCTCCATGAGCTTCTTAGTCATCTCGTTCTTTTTCATTGAAGTCGTCCTCGCTTCCGATTTTGATATTGTTTACGACGTAATGCCCAATCATCACGGCGTCCGCCAAGTTGTCGTTTTCAGTAACGATCTCATAAATATCCCTTGCAGCTTGCAGCGATAGGATTTTTGATGTCTTTTTGCCCGTAGGTTCGACAGATGTGATCTTTGACTTGATCTCCTTTGTCGTCCTACCTCTTGCTTTGCAGTAATTTTGCCATTGTGTGGGTGCTACCAAATTGTACAAAATATTCGTTTTTTCACACATATTCACGAGTACGCCCTGTAGTTGAGCCAGTTTTTTGAAAGATTGAACATTCTTTCTAAGCTGAATGTCCTCCAAAAACACCGCATCAATGTCGTGCGTTCGGATCACCTCACTAAGCAAAGCCTCAATGTGCAAAATTGCCTGCTCGAATGTATAGTTCTTGTTATCAAAGCCCCACGCCCCATAGTCCAGCAGTTTCTTTCCCTCATAGTCATAAACCGCCCATGCGCCGTGTCTGGCTTGGTCAACGGCCAAGATTTTCACCCGTCTCACCACCTTTCTTTATGAGTCTGAAAAGGAGGGCCGAAGCCCTCCTTCCCATTACTCCTGCTGCGACTCAGCCTCGTTATTCACCTGTTCTTCGGCCTTGGTTTCCTCCGCTTCGACTACTGCTTTCTTTGCCCTACTGTTTTCGTGCGCCAAAGCATAGATTTCCGCCAGCAGTGCTTGCACACTCGGCGTATATTCTGCCGTATTACGAAGGTCGATGCCGCGTTTCCGAAGAGCGCTATATGCCTGTTTCGCATCGTGGTTAGCCTGATACCCCATGAGCACCGTCCAAATGTAGTAGTGCTCAGGGGTGTCAGTATGAAGCCTCCAGCTCCGCTCTTTCTCACAGGAATAGCAGGTTTTGTACGAAGCGCCGCACACCTTGCAATTCCGAATCATGGTAAACCGCCTTACTCCTCAAAGAGGATGTAGCACAGCTCCGCGTCGTCGGCGCAGTAATCCTTCAGAGCAGTGAAGGAGAAGGGGTGCGTACCTTCCGTGGTCAGGTTGACCGTGAAGTTGTTGTCGATCTTGGCCTTGGGGAAGACAATCTTACCGGCACGCTTGACAGACGGGTTGCACACGTCAGCAGCCAGAATGTCCACGACATACATCGCGGCTTCGGCAAAGCTCTCGGCGCTGTCCACCAGCTTGACGGCAGAATCCGTCTCGTACTCATAGAACACACCAACAGTGGTTCCGACGAAGGAAGCGGGCAGAGTGATAACCTTGCCCTCGATCTTGGCGTTACCCTCATCAACGCCGACCTCGATCATGCCGCTGATGTTCTTGTCCTCGCTCATGGTGTACACGGCAGCGGGGGCAGAAGTGGGCACGTGCTTCAGCGTAGCGGTCTTGGTGCCCTTGTCGTCCGTCACGGTGAGGATAGCAAAGTCGGCACCCTTGACCTTCTTGGAGCTATCGGCCACCTGTACCTCAGATCCGAGCTGTGCGCCCATCAGGTTCAGGTTCAGCAGAGACAGCTCACCAGAGAAGTTCACACCCTTAGCGGTGTCGAAACGGGCGAGCAGGACGCCCTGAGCGTCAGTCTTGTCGGTAGACTCGCCGGTGAACTCGATCTGAGGACTCTCCACGCTCGTACCGGTGAAGTCCACCAAACCCGTTGCCAGGTTGATCTGAGTGATCCGACGTACCTTGTCGATGACAAATTGAGTTGCGTTAAACATGGTATTCATCGTCCTTTCTGTATTTTTTCGGGATCATTTCAGATCCCCCATCCAATGCAGTTCCTTTTTGTCGAGCTTCTTCATATCCACACAACCGCTGTAAATGCCTTGCATTACGAAGTTGTAGCTCTTATGCTTCTGAACACGCTCTACGCTGTCCATAAAAACACCGATGGGCAACGTCCATACGTCATCCCATCGGTACTTAAATTCTGGGCAGTTTGTCAAAGAAGAGATAAGAGGTAGCAGTAATGATTGAAAAGGCTTCTGCATTTGCAGTGCCATTTCATCCCTGTCATCCTCAATCATAATTTTTCTCGTGGCGTCATTAAATCCCGTATCCACATTCTTTTTCAGCTTATGGATTTGACGGAGATAGTCAGTCATGAGCTTATGAATAGCTCGGTCGATCACCACTCGATCTTTATTCTTCAGTACAAGGTCTGGGAGACCTGTTTGTGTACCGAGCTTAAAGGTCGTGAAATCCATATCCCCAAAAAGGATAGACACCTCAGATTTTTGAAGCGTCTGAAAAAGGGATATGAAAAGGTCGTATTCGTCTATCTTCTCCCAGAAGACATGAAGTTTGTCCCAGATTTCAACTTTTCGATCAGCGGGTGTCGAACAAATAGTGCGTACCAGTCCGAAATACCGCTGCTCGCCAAAATCTACGATTTCCTCCAAGGTGGGTTGCCTGATCAAGATTTTATCGTTGATCTTGTATCCCTCTCCACGAAACAATTTCAGCTGATCAATCAATGATACCAGCCTCCCTATTCATCTCGTGGGTAACGTACGGGATTGACCACCCGGAGTATCCTTCGTTGAACTGAACCTCATCCGCCGTACTGAGCTTGATCCCACCCAGTCCGAACAGGGGCTTGTCCCCGTTGTTCAAAATGCGATCCACCTCATCTGCCAGCAGATCCGCTCTGGAACCCTGCAGCAAGTCAATCTGGTGCTCGTTACAGATAATATAGACAGTAATCCCTGTCTCCTTAATCACATTCGAGTCGGTATAGACCACACGACTACGCATCGTGATAAAGTTTTTGTCATCTGTTTGTGTACCAGGGACATAAAAGTGGGTTTTGATGAGGGGTTCCGCAGGGCTTTTACTACCCGTTTTGAAATCCTCAAACTCCGCCACGTTGTTCCCTACGTTACAGAGCAAATTGACCACCGCCTGATTTTGCAGCAGCTTTCGTTTCAGCAAGATCTTCTGTTGAATCATCGAATCAAAATGCGGCACCCTCATCACCTCCTTACCAGTTCACAATTTGGATTTTCATAACGGCCTCACTGCCGGAGGCGTCGTGGATTGCCTTGATCTCAATTTGTGTTCCCACAAATATGGGATCATCCGACGCCCGCAGCGTGATAACGCCGTTCATCTCATCGCCAATGCTGGCCGCGCCAGCAAAGTCATACTCCAAACGATATTGGAGTGGATCAATAGGAACGCCACTCTCATCCAAGACTTGGACACGGATTTGTTTTGTCTCTCCGCCTGCGATCTTGAAATCGCCGTCCAGGTCTGTCAATGTGATATGGACGCTTGCTCCCGAGGTTTCCTCTGTCCCACCGGGAACAGAAGTATAGTAATCCGCCACCATCAACTCGGCGTTATCGGTAGCGGCATTGAATTGGTCTTCCAGTACGGCCCATTGGATCAAGCCATCCTCTGCACGTTCGTCGCCCACTGCATACGAGATCGGATCAACTCTGGTGATACGATAGGCTGTTGGATCGACCTTGTTCTTGTCCATCAAGAGCCGGGTCTGAGCGTCCAACATAATCGTTTCTTCATTGTATGGCAGATAGATCAGGTGCTGGTCTTCACCAACCGTCATCTGCGTTTTACCCGCCTCACCAGTGCCATACTGTGTGCTGTTTGTGCTATATACGGGGTATTCTACAATCTCACCTGTCAAAGGGGAGACGAATCGGATAGAGTATTTGCACTTCCAGAGTACCGCCTTTTCATAAATGCGGTTGTTATCCGGCAGCGAACTCACCAGCCAAAACGCCCCGTCGTGTTTCACGTACTGCCCACATCTCAAGATACCGATATTGCAAAGAATCTGTCTAACCGTTGTGCTGTTATACACATCGCTGGTTTTCTGTTGGACAATAGCTCTTACCTGCTGCGGCTCAGTTCCAATCGCCTTATCGTAGATCAAAATATCAGACCCGATAAAGGAATCGAGCACTTCCTGAAAACCATCTTGGCCGTATGCCCAAAACTCATCATCCTCAAACCCGCTGTTGAAAAGAGGGCGTGTCATTCGATACCAGCTTTTGGATTCTTCTGACATATTGCTACCCCCTTATCCATACGCAGGATCTTTCTGACGATGAAGCAAAACTTCAACCTTGGCGATCTGGTCGTCAAGTTCCTGTTTTGTTACACGTTTGGTCGCATCTTGGCCGGTTAGCTGAACATCCTTTCCATAGATCCCGTTCAGCGCCATTACCCTGCTCAGTTCCCTTTGCAGGTAAGACACATACATCATCTGGGCAAGAGTACGAACGGCAATACTTTTCAACTTGCCAGAAAACTCGCGTGTCTCCTCGTTATACCCGAGGTCACAGCCCAAATTCAGTTCAAAATCTGCTACCGCTGTGGATAGCCATTCTGCTTCCAATGCCTCCGGGATCTCATATTTAGTCAAAGGCATGGAGTGGAATTTTTGCTCAACGTCCGCAAAGGTCGTTTTCTTTTCGTCCGCCATAATCCACACCTTTTCCTTTCATCGGTTAGACCTTGGCAGTCTCAGCCAGCTTGCGCAGAGCGTCCACCTTCCAGGACTCCGCGTCCTCAGCGCCCGCATTAAACGCCAGCTCCACGAGCATTCTCTTTTCGGCGTCGGTTTTCACCATAGCTTCCAGCTGCTCGTTGAACTTGGCTTTGGAGCGAATAGCCAACAGTTCCTTAACGCTTTCCTCATTCAAGAGGATAGGAGTGGAAACTTCGGCGTCGCCCAGGCCGAACAGCTCCTTACGCTTTGCCTCGTCCACGATCTGAATACGGGCATGATTGCCCATACCATCAGTGCCGGTAAACATCACGTTGCCGGTTTGGATCTGAGCCAGAACCTCCTCTTCGGAGAGGAGGGGGAAATTCCGAGCTTTGCCCGGAATTGCGATATCGCCCTGCCCCGCCAAACGCCGAAAGCCCAGAGGCCAGGAGCAAAGGTTGTTTACCAGAACATTATTCGTTTTCATAACGATTCCCCTTTGATTGAAATTAGGGGAGGGGTTTGCGCCCCTCCCCGTTTGTGCCGTCATTCAGGCATAAAAAAAGACCTCTCACTTAAAAAGTGGGAGCATCAAAGTTCGTATCGGAGATCAGACCGATCTGATCTTCCATGCCCTCGGCAACGCCTGCGCCGAACTCCATATCGAAGCGGGTCAGGTGCTGACGGGTTACGATGTCGTCGCCAGTCATGGTGGTCAGTCCGCCACGCAGGAAGACCTGCAGAGGAGACACAGAACCACGAGGCAGGAAGAACAGCAGACCCTGGGGCATATACAGGTCATAATCGGTGCCGTCCTTGTTCAACTGAGTCCAGTTGATCGCGTTGGGCAGCTCGGTTACGAAAGCACCGTTGTACATACTTACCAGACCAGTCTGGCGGATTTCCTCGGCAACAATGTTGTTGGCGTAGCGGATCTCATCGGCGGAGAACTGCTTGAAGCCAGCGAAGTCGTTGAACTGAGACACTACGCTGTAATCGCCGGCAATGTTGACCTTACCATAGCGACGCATGGACTTGAGCATATTGTCAACAGCGGTCTTGGTGATGCCGTTGTCCTCAGCGAAGTGCTTCACACCCTTGGCGTTTTTCAGGGCGTTGTACAGAACGGTCATGACGTAGTAGGTCATCTTGTTCTGCATATCAATCTGCACTTGGTTCATACCCTCACGGATATTGCCGTCGAAGTTACCGTTCTGAAGCTCGCGGTAGTCAACAGCAAAACCGGCAGAGATGGTCTGGGTGCCGATCGGATACTCACGCCAATTCACAGCGGCGAAGGGTACGTCGCTGCTGGATGCCTGGAATCGAGAATCGATGCTCTCGTATCCGTAGGTCTTCATCATGGGAGCCTCGTTGTAACCGATCCGGCGATATGTGCCCATGAAGTCGAACAGGCGAACAACCTCCAACAGCTTCGGCTCAATAGAGAACCGGATGATGGAGTTGATTTCGCTACGGGCGGCGTTATCGCCGTCGATAGCCTTGCTGGACAGCTCTTTGATGGTTGCCACGCTCTTGTCCAGAGTCTTGTCGTCAACCTCGGGGCGCTTACCGGCGCTCAGAGCAGAAAATACCTCCACGATCTTGGAGTTCTGCTTGACACGACCAGTATTCACATCAGCCTGAGCGTTGCTCATGTTGATTTCATAAATCGTGCTCATCGTTTATCCCTCTCTTTCTCTTCTTACTGCACGCGGACAACGACGAGGACGCCCTTGCCCATGTATGCGGTCTTCTTCGTAACCTCGAAGTACACCTTGTAACCGGTTACGTCGGTGCTCTTAGCGAGCAGGCCATCCGTACCAAAGACCAGCTTATCGCCAACAGAGATGCCGGCATAGTCGGTGCTGATCTCATAGCTGGCAAACTCCATCTCCAGATTTGCCACAGTGGTCAGGTCGTCGGCGCGTACCTTCTCGCCGGCCTTGACCGTCAACGTCTCCTCGAAATTACGCATTTCGGGCTTGTCGTTGATATTGCTCACGATGCGGAAGCAAGCCTTAGCCTCCTCCTCAGAGGCGGGCAGGTTGGCAGTACGAGCGGCGCGATTCAGCACCACACCCATGCCGACCTTCAGATCGACGGTGGCATTAACGTCGCCAACGTTCTGCACGTTCTTGTAGTAACCAATCGTCTTAGCCTTCATTGTTTTTCATCCCTTTCTTAAAATACGTCCACGTCGGCGGGGTCGGTGTTCTCCTTCTTGCCGGCGTCATCCGTCATGCCAAATACGTCAATCTGGCTGGCGGCATTGGTTTCTGCGATTTGACTCTCACGAGCCGCCTGCACCATAGCGGTGCAGATCTTGCCAACGATACTGTTGATCTCTACGCTGCCGGGATTGGAATTGAAAGCGTCGATATCTTCCTTGGCAACTGCACGTTGCTCCTCGGTGTAGGGGGCCAGTGCAGCATTCAGTTCTGCCACAGCAGCGGCGTTCTGCATTTCGGTGATTTTGGCATTAGCCTCAACGAGGCTGGCCTCTGCCGCTTCCTTCGCGGCGTTAGCCTCAGTCAGTCCAGCCTCTGCCGCTTCCTTCGCGGCGGCTTCCTTGTCGTAATCCGCCTGAAGCTGCTTGATATCAGCCTCCTTCTGTGCGATGTCAGCTTTCAGCTGGCTAATCTCAGCCAGAAGCGTGTCAACTTTGGCCCAATACTCCTCCCACTTGGAGTTGACCTCAGAGACAGCACCAGTCACAGCCGCCATCAACTCGTTCTTGGTCTTCTCGTCCATTGTTCCATCCTCCTTGTCCAGTTTTTTATTATTTAGCTCCATTACGATGGCGGCTTCATCAGCCGGTTTAACACTGAGAATCGCATATCCGCTGTAATCGTAATACTGCGGAACACGACCTTCCTCTTTCCAACCGCCGGAGTAAATAATGTATCCATCGTGCTCGGGCTTACCCACAATTTCCACGGAACCCTTAACAACAGAGTCCGCCATATTTTCGCGGAGCCAAGCAACAAACTTGGGATAACGCATTTCATCCAGCGTTCCTTCTGCTACCAAGCAGCGTTTAGTAACGCCTCCGATTTCTACGTCATCCACATACGCCTTGTCGAAGTGTCCAACCATAGTGGCGTCTTCAAACAAAGGCAGCTTATCCTCCTCCCGTACATCCGTCATACCGTGGTTGTATGGAACGTCCCGATCTTCGGTCAAAAATTCCGCTACAATCGACATTCCGACAACGGAGTGGAGGTTAGCTTGAACATATTCCTCTTTCCACGAGATTCCGTTTTCCTGCCAACGAGTGTTATCAGGGAAGATCTCATGCAATACAACCTTGATAGGTCGTCTGCCGGCAATCTTATTTTCACTGGAGATCTCATAGATAGGGGCAAAAGCTCTCTCAGACATACTCTCACCTCCTTATCCTGACGGAGAGGGGCTTGCGTTAGCATTATTAGCCTTTGTAGACTCTGTGCTTGAATTGACCGGAGGATCGCCACCGGTGCTCTTGTCCACATCACCGTCAGGCGCATCCTTACCGGTAACAGTGAACGAGGTCTTATGCACAGGGTACTTGTTCTCAAAGTCTTCATCCAACTCAAGATCCATAAGAGAGAGGTAGTCATCCACGTCAAACCCTGTAGATGCAATCCATGCCATCAAGCTGCCCTTTCCACGGGCATACAGGTCAGAGAAAAACTTCACCTGTTTTTCTCGATTGACAAAAGTAATGGGAAGCACCCGGAACTCCACCCGGTAGCTGCCGTCCCTGATTACGTTGTAATTCAAGCACTTGTTCAGCTCTTCCACCAAAGCCTCAATCCACGTGAATACGTTATTCGCAACGATTTCCATATTCAGTGTGGCCGTGGCATAGTTACCCGTAGAACTGCCACTCAGAGCAGCAGCGGCCACGCCGATGTCCTCATTCACATCCTCTTTGATGGCATTTTCGTTTTCCTCATTCAAAAGGGAGAGATCAACCGGAAGCCGATCCATCTTTGTGCCAGAAGCCAAAGAGAAGAATGATACACCGTTTGTGTTGCTGCGTTGCGTCAGCGCTTGCTTGACTGTGTTATGCTGGTTTTCTTGCTGTGACTGAGACAGAGCAGATGTACCCTTGTCCTTTCCCTCGGGGAAAGTCTCATAGTAAATCTGGTTATTGACCGTATCCAACACACGCCGCTTCGTATTGATGAAGTATTTGGCGTAGTCGATATCGTCCAACGCGGCTACTGCAAAAGGCACACCGTACGGATCGTTCTGTCCGCTCTTGATCTTGGTTACAATCGTCTTGCGCCAGTCCAGTCTCTGCCAGCACGCACCATCCGGGAACTCTCCATTGGAATATCTGCGCCATCCTTCTTGAATCTGACGAGGGAAGCCTTGCAGCTTACGCTTACGATCTCCCTCTGTCATGGCGCTAAAATACCGCAGGTCAAACGCTACTTCGTAACAGTTGTTCCTGCGGCCAATGATTCTTGTATATTCTACCGGCAAAGAAATAACAACACAGTTGACGCCGGCTGAGTTAATCTCGGTGATGCCTTGGATATCAAGATCAGTCAGCGCAAGCCGATCGTCTACTGGTACTGTTCTCGTCTCCATGTACCCCACGTACATACCCTCATTGGCATCGTGGAATAGACCGTCACGAATAACCTCCTTGTAGCGCATCGACCGGAGCACGCTGGTCATCTTGTCCATGCTGGCACGATACCCTTTACGGGAGCCTCCCGGTTTCTTGGGCTTAACAACTACCACATAATCAAGGGAGTGAAGACTAACCAGGCTATCAATAGCTGTCGTCACCGTGCCGTTTGAGTAATACGCCCACTTCGCCCATTGACGCAATTCAGAGATGTACTGCATAGGATCTCTCGCCATTCGCGTGATTTCTTCCGTGGAATACGGTGCCGTACATTTCGTACCGTAGTTGACCACGTTCAAATAAGACGAACCCAAACGCGTGTTGAACTCATAGGTCTTGTCGTCCTGCGGCGCACTGTTTACTTGCGACATAGGTACTGCGGCCTGCGTTTCAGATTGATTCCGGCCCATAATCCGACCAAAGAATGATTTTCCTGCCACTTGTCTTCACCTCCTTTAATTACAAAGTGTTACGTATTCATACCCGGAGCTATCCGAGAAAAGATCCGCCTCCAAAAGTGAAACGAAATAGTTGCCATAAGATACTGATGTATACCGGTCTTTCCGCGCACCTGGGCGCTCCTCAATCTTAATGAGGTTGGTCTGGTTCTGCACAGTATACTCCAACCCAATCATCTCATTGATCAACGCCACTGTCTCAAGGAAAGGACGCTCATAGAAAAGTTGGGTATCTACATCGGCAGAGACATACTCAGGATACAAGCGCTGCAATTCTTCAACGCCCTCTTGGTTGCTTACCATGAGTTCGATCATCCGGTTATTCAAACTATCCCGCATAGAGACAGCAATTTTGCTGTTCAGCTCCAAGGATGCCTTAACCGAGAAAACTGCCTCTTTCTGACCTGCAATTACGATACGAGCTTTCAGCTTATCATCGTTCATACACGTCCAAGGTTCGTACTCCACGTTCCGATCTACGTCATAAAGCACTTTAGCCAAAGCGTCGTAAATAGCGACACCCGCGTTTCGTGTATCCAAAACGCAATAATCCGCCTCAAAGTCAGCGAACAGCTGCTTAATGCGAATGGCTTGTTTTGTCGTTTCAAATTCTGCCTGCGGCTCCATATAGACTACCTGCCGGCGATATCCCTGCTTGACCTCAATATGATCTCCGCTGGTATCTGAGACCTTATACTCCTTGCTCTCAGGGAGAGCACGAATGCAAGTAAATACCGAGTTATCGTTGCCGGTACCGCCCTCCGGGGCAATATCGCACGCGATAATACGGATTTCTCCTGCCTGTTTGGGAATTGTGTGCTTTGCCTTGACCTTTGACAGTACGTCCTCGTTCTTCCTTGGATAAAACGGACGTTTCAACACGCGGTTCTTGTTCAGCATATCGTAGGTGAAGTAAGCATGAGCATTCTCGGCCACCATCTGATTTTCATACTCAATCGTCCAGGCAACCCTATCCAGCTTCTTTCGCTCCTTCACCAAGAAGTCACGGGTTTTAATCTCGTGCTTCAAAGCGATGCTGTAATCCATACCAATCAGAACAGATTTGCCCTTGCCCAACATATCGCGGGTCACGAGCTTCATGTAATCCCACATCCAGTGAGATTTGTACCATGCAGAGCTGATATAGATTTCTTTCGGTTCCTCTTTCAGTTCTTTGTACTCGTCGGGGTACTTGATTCTGAACGGAATCTGCCGCTGGAACAGCGTAGGAGAAAGAACCGTGTCGATAATGCTTTTCACAATCATACGGAACTCTTCATAAATGAAGACCGTAGCACGGTATCCACGCACATTCTCATTGGCAACCAATACAACAATAGAGCTTCCGTTATTAAACTTCACTTCGATATCGTTCTGGTTGTCCTTGATGGTCTTAATCTCCTGTTGAAGCAACGGAGATCTTGGCAAAATCTCTTTGGCGATTTTTTCTGATACGATCAATCTCGCCTGCTTTTTTGTCGCCGAAGCTACGACGATCAATGATCCAGGCCGCAAAATTGCTTCTTTACAGGCATAGACCGCAATGATAAATGACTTTGCCGCACTACGAGCGGCTACAATGCAGATACTCGGAAAAATATCCATCAGATACAAAATGATGTGCTGATAGAGATACAGTGTGATTCCGAAATACCGCTGCACAAAGCGGCTGGGGTTCCTTCGCCAAAACGTTATCCAATCCAATAGCTTTTTGACAAACTCAGGGTCGTTCAATTTGCTATTGGGTGAGAAATGTTCATGGACGTGTTTTTGTCGCCCATCCATCAACGCTTCGTAATCCATAACTCACTCCTCCGAATCAGACAGGCTAAATTCCTTGTCCAGTTCCTTAGAGCCGGTCAATAGATTGCGAAGAGGTCTGGTCATGAACCGCTCAATATACTCCTTCAAATGATCGAAGTCCGCATACAGCTTCTTGTCCTTGTAATATTCAGCCGGACAAAACTCCTCGATATCTCGAATCATTTCTCCCAAAGGACTCAGCTGCTTTTCAGCCTCAGCCTTTTTCTTCCGGTCTTCGATCTCAGTAGTAGCTGCGTCAATCTGCGACTTGTAGCTATTCGCAGCCGTACCAATGTTGGAATCCCCCTTCTGAAGCAGCTTCCGCAGGTTGAGCTTCATAAAGCAGATCGAAACGTACAGCTCCTCCTGCCGCTTATCCATCGGCTCGCCGTATCGCTTTACCCAATCCTGATACTCGTACTGCATAGAATCGTAGTCGCCAGCATCAAAACCGACACCAAACCGGCGCACAACCTCCTCGGGCGTCTGGATGTCGTCATTTTTTGCCACATCCTCCACCGTAGGTGCGTTTTCCACATTGGCTTCCCAGCGCCGCACCAATGTATCAGAGTAGGTCGTTGCTCCGTCTACCTGGCTCAAATTCAGTCTGGAAATATAGGTACTGATCCGATTGCGACTCTTTCCATTGCGGCTCTCACTGATCTTTCGTGACGACGCCCAGATATCCAAATCAAAGTACATATCCGTGATCTGGCAAATCCGCTCTGCCGCCGCATCTTCGTCTCCGTCATAGAACTTTACGTACTGTTCGTAAAGCTCTGCAACACAGTTCTTACAGATAGAGACAAAGCCGTTGTTGCCCTTATAAATAGGGGACTTTGAACGGCCAAAATTAGTCTCCTGTTTTTTGTACTTGTGGCCGCAGCAGGTACAGCGATATTCTTCATCGCTGATTACACGCGGCTCAACTTCGGTAGGCTTCGCATCTTTCACTACCTTTTGCGTAGCCGGTTTCATCAGCTGTTTCTTTGCCGCCATGTCTGCGACCTCCTTTCTATATGACAAAACCTCGGAAGTCCAAAGACTCCGAGGTTTTCTCAATCGTTATTATTTCTTCTGGTGCGCCTGAAGGGATTTGAACCCCCGACCCACGCATTAAAAGTGCGCTGCTCTCCCAACTGAGCTACAGGCGCATATGTTGTATGAAGTGACTCCACTCACGGCCGTGATATGTTATCTCAATCAGGCAATAATTCCGATTTGCACGGTTGCTACACTTATTTATCCTCCATTGCTGACTACCATTAGAGGGGCATACTTTCCCAGGCTCACGAAGTCCCGTTGGGGTATGCCAGCCCGCCGCGCTCCTGATCGGCTTGCCGCTTTGCTTACAGCGTTTAGGTTGGTCTATCGCGTTTTGCCTGCGCCGGACTTTCACCGGAGGGAGCGACCCCAATCTACCTGCACACGGCCAATTTTTATTTTACCGACGTGTCAGAGCCGTCACACGTCATCATAGGTAGTATCCTTACGGACTGGTGGGATGAGAAGGAATCGAACCTCCGACGCGCAGGGCTTCAACCTGCCGCTCTTCCAACTGAGCTATCATCCCATAGCGCTACGCATTTTTGTTTATCGGCATTGCACAGGACAGCGTAGCAAAGTCCACCGTCCCCTATCGCTGGAACCGCGCCGCTTTCGTACCGTTTGTCTTGGGGTCGTTAGAAAGCAGTAAATATCAACACATCCCGTTGGCGGCGGAAGTAGGACTCGAACCCACAAGCCGCTCATCACGACCAACAGTTTTCAAGACTGCTCCCCGCACCTACTGGGGTCAATTCCGCCACTTGTAAAATTTAGGCACACATTATTTTTTCAAGCTGATCGTACCCAACCCGAGCTGCCCATTCTGCGTGCTCAAAGAACACAACAGCCTTTCCATGATCGTCTCGAATGTATAGGCAAAGTGTTTTTGCTCCATTCACCGGGGACACATAATACATTAAAGATCCAAACGGGAACTTCATTGAATCACCCACTCGTCAATTTGAACCCGACCTTATTTCAGTTGCATATCGGGTAGCAACAAATATTTGTATGGTAGGGGAGGTGGGAGTCGAACCCACTCAGCTCGAAAGCAACGGTTTTACAGACCGCCCCAGCTCTCCAACTCTGGCGCTCCCCTATATTTACTATTCTTATATTGGTGCGGGTAGAGGGGGTTGAACCCACGACCTTCTGATTAAGAGTCAGCTGCTCTACCAACTGAGCTATACCCGCATATGGAGCTGGTGGACGGACTTGAACCCCCGACCTACTGATTACAAATCAGCCACTCTACCGACTGAGCTACACCAGCATATGGAGCTGACACAGAGACTCGAACTCTGAACCTATTGCTTACGAAGCAACCGCTCTACCATTAGAGCTATGTCAGCATGGCAGGGGTTGAAGGACTTGAACCCTCACCTACATCGGTTTTGGAGACCGGAGTGCTACCAATTACACCAAACCCCTATAAAAATGGCGACGTGTACGGGACTTGAACCCGTGACCTCCGACGTGACAGGCCGGCACTCTACTCTTCTGAGCTAACACGCCATATACAGCAACCATTTATGGTTGCATTTTTATTTTGCAACCAATTTAGGTTGCTTTGGTGATGCGTCCGGGGATCGAACCCGGAAATTCCACCTTGAAAGGGTGGTGACTCTACCAATTCGTCCAACGCACCATGTTGGTACTGCTAATGGGACTCGAACCCATACGGGATTTCTCCCACCAGCACCTGAAGCTGGCGTGTCTGCCTATTCCACCATAGCAGCATATTTGGATTTATTTGTCCCAATCAATTAAAGGGTATAGATCATAGGGCGAATCCCCAGTCGCAATTTTCTCATATCCGCCATCCACAATACGCCATAGCGTATGCTTCTTCTTTTCTGGATTTTGGCTGATCTGGTACTGCTTGCCCGACCTCGTTGTACACAGCACACCGGTACCGCACTCAGAGGCGGAAATCTTTTTAACGATTTTTGATGTTTTTTCTTTCGTTACGCCCGAATCTTTCTTCGGCATGATTGCACCTGCTTTATAAATTATGGCAAGGCGCTTCCAGTTGGAAGCCTTATTGCGGCAAGCAGTTCATGAGACTACTCTTTCTGTTATAACAACTTGTGCGCACAAGCCCCTTCACAGATCCACCTCTGGTACTCCCAACGAGACTCGAACTCGTATTGCCGACTTGAGAGGCCGGCCTCCTATTCCAGTTAGAGGATGGGAGCATATATAAAAATGCGGGCAAGGATTTACACCTTGCATGATAGCACCCCTTGCAGAGCAAGATACTTCCACGTCTACCTTCCCAATCGCCCACAACGTCTACTTATTCCGCCACCGCATTTATTTTATTGGCTGGGGTAGCAGGACTCGAACCTGCGGTCGAGGGTAAACCTCTTGTCGGAGTCAAAGTCCGATGCCTTACCAGCTTGGCGATACCCCAATATGGAGATACCGATAGGATTTGAACCTATGATCCTGGGGTTGCAGCCCAGAGCCTTACCACTTGGCTACGGTATCATAAGCTGACTTCAGCGGTAATGGATGTCAGCCCCATTGATTAACGCCCCACTCATAAGGCCACCGCTATTTATAATATCGTTTCGCCCAAAATGGGAGAGCTGTGGTGGCAGTAGCAGGACTCGAACCTGCGTCTTACGACGTATGAGGTCGTGCTGGAGCCACCTCCAGTCATACTGCCATATACGGTTTGCGTGGCTCACATCACTTGTACTTCGTGATTGCAACCCTCTCATCCCAGTGCTGGCACTGGGTCGAGTGACCATCAAAACCGAAAAAATGGTGCGGGGCTGTGATTTAATGCAGATACGCCTTGGTGCCGAAGGTGGGACTTGAACCCACACGGTATCGCTACCAGAGGATTTTGAGTCCTCCGCGTCTGCCGATTCCACCACTCCGGCATATGGAGCGAGTGACGGGGATCGAACCCGCATCCCCGGCTTGGAAGGCCGGTGCCCTGGCCGTTGTGCTACACCCGCATATGGTGTCCAGTGACGGGATCGAACCGCCGACCCTTTGCTTGTAGGGCAAATGCTCTCCCAGCTGAGCTAACCGGACAGATCGGCTTACTCACACCGTAAGCCATGGTGCCGGCTCGTACTTCGCCTGCCGGATTGCGCCGGTTTTACTCCCAAAACCTTGTAAAAGTCATCACTGCCAGATGTGAAGGTTTCTATTTCCCATTCGGTTTACAGTCTCCGCTCTGTTCGTGGGACGGGCATGGTTGCGGGGGCAGGACTCGAACCTGCGACCACCAGCTTATGAGGCTGGTAAGCTACCACTGCTACACCCCGCAATATGGCTGACCCGGCAGGACTCGAACCTGCGACCATCTGATTAACAGTCAGACGCTCTACCATCTGAGCTACGGGCCAATATAGATCTACGAGACGCATTCTTAACGACACCACATTTGTTCGGCATATGCTTAGTTAAAGGCGATGATTTTTCTATTTCAAGTAGAATTGTTTTCAAAATTGCTGTTAGCGTCTCAAAATACGGAACACGGTTGTTCTTTTTCCCATAAAAAGTTTTTGAAAGTTGCTGTACGTGCCCCAAAAATGGTAGAAGATGCCGGACTCGAACCGTTCTTCCTGCTCCCTGGGCAGGCGTGCTACCGTTATCACTACATCCTCTATATATGGTGGAGCCGAGGGGAATCGAACCCCTGTCCGAAATCCCTACATGAATAAAACAGTCTTACGCAATAGACAACACTTTATCAATTCGCCTCAAACTGAGACGGGCGGATCAGCAGTTGTCACTCCGCGCCCAGGGCACACCGGTTAGATGCACCTCCACCACCTTGTTTCTTTTCACAGTGACAAGGAAAACTGCAATACTCTGACCGAATCTTCGACCTCAGATGTTTACCCGGTCAGTGGGTACATCGTTTTGGAATCCAGCCGTCATCAGGCGGCAATTCCCTTTGCTGCAAGAGCAGCGGAAAAAGCGGGATGGATCATTACAACAGTCGTATCGTTGTCATTTCATTTTTGTTTAAGCCTTGAGGCGGTCTTCTACCTGCGAGTCTTACTCTCTCAGAACCCCGTCGAACCCATTACGGCCCCATATGAAATTGTCAAGGTGTACCGGTTCGGGCGTAGGCGCTGCCCGACCACGTTCCCCAATCCCTGCATATTCCAGACGGCGAATCTTATCGGCGTGCGGAAGGGGAAGTCTTGCAGTTCATAGAGAAAGATATGTGCCACAGCCGTATCTCCCGCCTTGTCATCGGCATTCGGTCAAAATACCATTCCTGTGGCGAATGGGACTGGTCGGGACAAAAAGGATCGAACTTTTGACCTCACGATTATCAATCGTGTGCTCTACCAACTGAGCTATATCCCGATATTACGGCAGACGCATCTGCCGTAATAGCTGTACGTCCGAAAAACCTCGTCTGCAGCCGATAGGCTTTTGGCTGAGATAGCAGTAAAAGTAATGAGCTGAACCGCACAAACGCCAACTTAGCCAATACAGCATAGTGGTGGAACCAGGGAGGATCGAACTCCCGACCCCCTGCTTGCAAGGCAGGCGCTCTCCCAGCTGAGCTATGGCCCCATATGTCCGCCCCCTAATAAGGGGCGGCGCTGTTTTCATTGATTTTCTTTGTTGCTATGGTCATATGATACCATAGGCATTTCTGGATGTCAATAGCTACAAAGAAAATTATTTTATATTTTTTTGTGTCACTGCTGCGAGTCTGTATCGGCGCGAACATCCTCTTTCAGGCTGTTACTGGCTCGGAACGTGGGTACCTTGCTATCGCTCGATACCCGCATCTCCCCGGTGGAGATGTTTTTGCTATTGCGGCCTTTTCTGGTTTTCACCTCAAAGGTTCCGAAACCTCTGAGCTGTACCTGTTCCCCACGAACCAGCGCGTCTCTGATGATTTGGAGCACTTCGTCCACCACATCATTGGCCTGATTCTTGTAGTAGCCTTTCTCGCACAGGGCGGACACGATATCGGCCTTAACCATTGTCCCACTCCTTAATTCAATTTGATCTGATAGCAGGCATCCGCACCTACTCCGGGGCGGAAAACCATCATCAGCTGTGCCGGAGTCGAATAGAGCCGTTTTCCGTTAGCATAATCATCCGTACCGCACAAGCAGGGTGCGATCATACTCTCGATTCCCAGCTCTTCAAACTCCTCTTTATGGTGTTTATCGGCCAACACCACATAGTCAATATCGCTGGAATACTTCTTGGCGAACAGCGTGTGCAGCGTCTTTCCGGCGTTTTTCACGTTGTCCAAGTCACCATGGGCGGCACAAATGTTATACCCGCATACGGAGAAGTACAAGAACTCGTAATACTCCGACTCCGGGAAAACGATATCACTGCGATCACGAAGCCGCTGTTCAAGCCACCAAGGGATCAGCCGCTCCATGTTATCTGCATGAATGCTGTCGTTTTTATTTTGAACGGTTCTCAAATGATTTCCGTAGGTCGCGTGAACTACTGTCTGCTCAACCTCATCGGCCAAAACACTGATCGCCTGTGCCATAATTTCTGACACCTGCATGATCTGGTCGCACGTCAGCTCCTCAGAGGCAACACGCGCACTGGTGTGTATTGAACCATGAGCCGCGTCGCCCAACAACACGACATGAAGTCTATGGCATTTATTCAGCCTGATACGCTCAACTGCTCGCTCAACCAGCCGTTCCACACGATAACGGCATACCTGAGTATCATACCGCTCCCAGATATTGTCCGTTACCATACCGTAATGCCAGTCGGCAAACACAAGAACAGCCTCAGCATCGCCAAGGAACATACAAAAGTCGTCCGGCTTATTAACCGATAGCGGCAAAGACTTATTCAGATCCTGAGCAGCCTTAACGAGCCGATCTTCCAGATTTTCCTCACGACCCATCCGATCGACCATCTTATTGAACTCGCGGCGCTGGTCATAGAAGCGTTTGGCCTCTTTACGCATCTCCGCAATTTTGCAGTTTAGCTCGCCCATATAATCATCCTGGCCGGGATTACCCTGAGCGGCATACTTTTTCTTGAAATACTGCGCAACAGCATAGCCGGAGTATGGCGTTACAGATGCCGCCTTTCTCAAACTATCCCGATGGCATTCGATGCCAGTTGCTTCAACGATGTCTTCCCAGTCCAGATCGTCGGGCTTCTGTTCGACTTTGATTTCGATTAGGCGAAGACCATATTCATATGCATCCTCACCTTCTCTGCGTTCATACTTTGGATTCACGAATGTCTTCACCCCTCTTCTGCTGGCAGAAGCGTGCTCTGCCTGATTTCAATTTCAATGTTTGGTACGCCGGCCCAACGCTCCAAGATCTCCTTGATATCGTAAGTCCGAGCACCATTCACGTCATACTCCGTCAGCGTCATATCGGAGCAGTCGATCGTCGCGTGAGAATATACCTCACGCTGCTCCCGCACTGCCATTTACTTGTGCTCCTCGATCACGTTCATACGACGAATTTCGTTCAGCTTTGCAAGCAGCTCAGGGGATTCGACGCAGAAATAATGACCCCTCTTCGAGTCCTGCTTCATCGTCCGAGGATAACAGTAGTAGTGGGGATACTTATGCGGAGGGAACGCTTTGACCAGCAGATCTTTCTCTGTCTTGTTAATAGGAACCACGAGAACCATCCTTTTCTAATAAATTTGAGGGTGCTCCCTCAAATTTACACCAAATTTAGGACTTGGGAACTCCCGACAACAAATGGGAGTTCCCAGCGTGGTTTTAGAATTATTCGACCAACAAACCCGAAAATCTGTATAAAATTGTGAAAATTCAACAGTTATCGGACATTGTTTTTGGGCATATCGCCGTTTCTCTACGGAAATGGAACCCATAAATTTCCACGTCCCACAGGCCGTCAGAAACCTCAGTCAACGTTGAAATGGGTGTCCGACTCTGCTCAATCAAGTCCAAAAAGCACTGATTAGGTGCCGAAAACAACGTATAAAACAAGGTGCGTGAGATATCTTTATTCTGAGGCTCCTCAATGGCGAGCATCAACCGATATGCAGTATGAGGACTGATCCGCAGTGACTTAATATAGTTGATATACTCCTGCCGAATCTCATGTACCAGGATTGCCTTACCGTAGTTATCCAGGTTTTCATCTGTTCCATCCCAAACTGCCCGGATCTTAGATCTCATATCTCTGACAAACTCCAAGATCCGCTCGACCTGTGAATAGCTCACAGATTTTTGCAGATAGGCGTCGTTTACCAACAGTTCAGAAAACGGGATGAACGACGTATAAGCATAGCTTGTACGGTAAGAGTTCAGGCTGTGCTGCAAAAAGTCCATCGTCGTATTGTGGAAGCGATAGTTTTTGCCCACACTGTCATAATAGCCCTTCATGCGGGCGATCTTCCCGAAAAAGTTGGGCTTTACTTGCCGGCCATCATCGTCGCGTATCTCATATTTTTTTCTCAACCGTTTGATTTCCGCAACACTGTCTACGGCATATTCTCGCTTCGCCTTATCAATCTCGATGTTGCTCAAAACGTCCAGCTGGGCAATCTCGCAGTAAAGCTCCTCATACTCGGAAAAATCTGCTCCGCTGTTCAGCGCGTCCCACAGCTTCGTATTCAGCTCTTGGGAGAGGTTTACGATCTCACCGATCTTATTGACCGATGTTTTGATATCCAGATCAGACTGATCTGATTTGGTATAATGACGCACGATTTTCTTAGCGTCTACCATGCTGGTCGGGACGAGGAACTTGTGATAGTTCCGTTCTGCGGCCCGAATAAGGATGGCGTTGTTCGTCAGCAACATAGTATCAGAGTCAAAGTCTGCACCGGATAGCCGGAAAAGAATATTCTCGCCGATACTGTTGGTACACACGATCTCTCGCGTGGTATTGACGTACTGCCGGATCTCCTCGTTATCCGTATTCCTCGCCAGGAGAACATTTCCCATCGTCACATGGGGACTGCGCGATCCGAGAATAGTCTGATCAAAAGCAAACTGTTGGCAAAAAATATTGCCTACTCCGATTTTACTCTCACCATCAAATTGCCCAATCGCAGAGTAGAGCATTTCGATGGGGTTTCCCAGCAGAGTTGAATAGTTCCCTTCTACAAGAATGTGTCCACGGGCCAGCTCTTTTTTGAACGACTTCGATACGTCGGTTTTGAAGTTGTGGTACAGCCTCGTTTGAGAAAACTTATCTGTAACGCCCAACATCTGATATACCACATCGTTCGTCGTCGTAATTCCGTCGCTGTCGATCTCCTCATTCCCGCCCATATATTTGATATGGTACCGCAGCACCGCAGGATCTGTCTGAATCATGCGCAGATAATCCAACGACGGTTTTACCAACTGGTCAACATCATCTTGCGAAAGCTGAAGAGTATTCAAAAGCTGGTAATGGATCTGCACCATGCGGCCATCAAAGAAATGCGTCGGCTTCTCATGCTTCACGACACCAAAGTTACCGTCTTCGTCCAGCAATCTCAGCCACTGTTCCAGAGTGCCAAACTTCACGTACTTAATACTACTGGGCGTAGTAATAACCTTGATATCGCTGATATCCTGCGCCAGCGTGAAACCGGAAAGCTGAGACACATCAGTAATGCCGCGATCGGCGAAGAACTTCTGGATATTGGTATTAAAGCAGGCTGATTTGAAAAAACGGTTCCGCAGAAGGATCATACCGTAATCCTGCCATTCGCCCATAGCACTTTTGTCAATGAGAGACTGTCCGTCCCAAATGCTATTCTCGATCTCAACCTCTTCCGGCTTTGAAGTAAGCCAGTTATCGCTGCCAATCCTTGTCGCCACAACGCGATCTTTGAACACGCTCTTATAGTCGTCGATTACCAAGAAGTTCTCGGGCCGCAGCGGAATAGTACCGACGATGCTGCTCAGAGTAAGGGCGATATAGGCTTCCAGAGCGGCCAGATCAATCTCCTGACCCTCTTTTACTTTCAGCCCACAAAGCTCCCACTTGTGCATTCTTGGATACAACTGCTCATCAATGAACAGGCACTTTCCAATTCGGCTGCTTCCGCTTGAACGCTTGAACCTACGGAACACAATACCATCACACGTGAATCCGTCTTGATAAAGACGATTCCGAAGCTGGGCTACGGTAAGAAGTACCTTCATGGTTTTCCCGAGCCGATACATTCCGTTATCAAAAACGAACAGATCTCCCAGCTCTTGGGGAGAGGCCGGATTTTCGACGGGAGATCCTACCCGTACAGCAATCAGTTCCCCATCCTTGATACAAATGTTGTCGGTAAGATGCACATCCTGCGGCAGATAACCATACTTGATGTAGGTGTTGTCAAAGAAGCGATTAAACTCCTTGACGCTATACTTGAACGTGACATTGATCACGCGTCGGCAGTATTCTTTACCCCGCTTACTGAATGTGAAGTCCATGCGGCGGTATACCTTCTCATAAACTTCCCTCAGCTTTATCAGGTCGAGGCTATAATCCAAAGTGTTGACAAAACGTCTTGTATTGAACTGGTCGTTGTGGTCTGATCCAGCCAACTTCACAGAATATTCCTTGCTGTTCGGGCTTGAATAGTTCGCCAAAAACAAATCCTTGGCATCCACAGACACGATATAGACCGAATTACCCATGGTCTATTCACCTTCCTCAGTTTGAATATTTTCGACTTGAATCAGATCCCCATACCAGAACAACCAGGTCTCTACGCCCTCCAGCTCGATCAGAGCAGAGAACCCATCGGGTCGTTCACGATGCGGATGCGCAACAAATACCTTATTACGGCTGGACTCCACGAATTGACGGTACTCTCCCTGCATACGTGGATAATCCTTCCGAGCTATGATTTGATCCACATTCAGAATGACCAAATCCCCATCACGAATCTTTTTGTCAATCTCGTTTCCGAGGCTTTCCAGGGCATCCGCAGCAAGTGTGCGTGAGCCTTTGTCCCTGAGCTTCTTTTTCAAAGCTCTGCGATTTTCACGGTTCAAACACATTACCCCCTGTCTGAATATTCCTGAATTACCTTTTCGTACTCCCGAGCGTTCTCTTTCAAAACGCCCTGATAGAACAGCACTTCGTTTTCCCCTGCGTCGTCAGCCGGAGAATAGTCATCACACTTCCCCTGGCACTCCGAGCCACATTGGTCATACCAAATACAATTTTTTCGTGCGGTGTTCATTGTAAGCCTCCTTCCGCTACACACCGCCGCGTCAGCTCTCTTAAATTTCAAGTTCCCTATATGATCAAATGAATCGTTGACGCCGCATTAGTCTGTCGTGTTTCCATGAGAGATGCCGTTTAACCAATTCCGAAACAGTTCCCTCATCCGCCTGCTTGGAATGTAGATCCAGATTTCTTTGCCATCACGAATAGCTGACCGCCATACCCACTGGATCATCTCACTCAACGCATAATCATCCTCGCGCACCTCAACTCCTTGCTCCTGAAAATAGTTTTTCAGCAAAGGGTTGTAGTACACGTTGACGCAATAGGCCAAGCAGTCCCTGTTCCGATATGCGTTAGTAGCCCGGACATTGCAGGAAAGGAAACCCTTGGTATATCCTTTGCCTTTCAGGAGGGCTTGGTAATCCTTAAAAACCGTCCACAAGTTACGGTCTGATGAAGAATTGAGCATATTCTTGAACAAGTTCGTCAAATTGTTTCTCAGCTGTTTGATAAGCGGCTGTCCTTTGGTATCACGCGCTTTCTTATACCAAGAAACAGATAGGCTCGACCTCATTTCGCCGATCTTATTCAGTTTCTCATCCTCGATGATATGAATTTTCTTTGGGAGTTCTGCTACGTAATCCGGTATGTGAGGTGTATCGCTGAAATGATATACCCCGTTCTCACAAACCGTTCCGATCCGCTGGACTTCGATATTATGAATGTCGAAGTAATATTTCTGCACCTGAGCATCGAACATATAGGTGAGAATGATCACCTCATCGAAGGACTGAAATACCTCAATCGGGAATTTCCATAGCAAGAGGCAGTCATTATACAAAATGACGTTGCCAGTCATGCACATATCCCGCAAGTCTTCAAATCTGCCCTCGTAGTCATCATTTACCCACCGCACACGGTACTCAGAGTCAACCTCGATCATATCCCGCTTGAGCATTTGCAAATCCTTTGGAGAAATCGGGATTGTCTGAACGGCTTGGAAAACCTCATCCAAAATGAGCTTATAGCCGCCGTCTTGGATCAGCGAAATCGTTTCATCGTTATACGACTCAAACAGCGCATGAGTGCTGGCAATGTTATCCCTCATAGACAGAAGGTAATGCAGGTTTTCCAACTTACCCTTACCTTTACTTTGCGGATCTTTGAATTTTCGCCCACTGCAACTCCGTTTGATTCGTTCTACTTCGTCCAGGTATGGCGTGATAAATACGTAGCGGCTTTCCTTATCTTGATTCATCAAAGTGATCGCAGACTCGGTTTTACCTGCTCCCATAATCGTGTCACATACCTTAACGATCACACGCTTTCCTCCTTCGCCGTCTTACGGTAATAGAAGAATTGGAGCTGCTGAACATAGCCGGCAAATCCGGCGTACTGAGAAGGATCGAAATTGCCATGGTAGACATCATCAATCATGCGGTTGATCCACACATCCCTGGGGTAACTGTCCATACGGTGAAGCCCAAACAGCATCACGCAGTTCGCAACCTTCTCGCCAATGCCCCGCAGAGCAATCAGCGTCTTCCGGGCCGTATCGTCATCCTGCTTCTGGAGCTGCACCCAGAAATCTTCGTCATACTCGGCCATCTCTTTCACATAGCTTTCACGATAGCCCAGCGATGCCGGTGACAGATCCTGACCTCTCAGCTGCGCCGGCGTCGGGAAGGAATAGAACTGCTGGTCGTCGATCTCCCCCAGTGGCGTACCGAATGTCTGGCAGAGAACATCTACCGCTTTGCGAATGCGCGGGATGTTGTTACGCTGGGAGATAATAAAGGTCACTACCATCTCCCACAAATCCTGTCTCAGGATGCGGATACCGCCACCTGCCGCGATCGCCTCCCGCAAAAACGGGTCTCCGGCCATCTTCTGCTGATATGCTTCATAGTCGGCAGACAGGTCAAAATAGGGCATCCATACATCCCGGAACTCATCATAGGGGCAGTGAAAAACATACCCGCCATTGGTACTCGGTGTGATTTTCACCAGCTTCATACCGGTGATCGCCACATATCCCCTATCTTGCAGTGCGGTCAGCCGGAAGCACTGGCCGGAATCTGCAATCTGCTTCAAATCAAACGTATGGGGAATGTTAATGAGCACGCCATCAGAAACCCTCCGGCAAATTACCTTTTCGCCACTCATCATACTCGCTCCTTTTCTTCAAATATTTGCGGATTATGCTCAGTCCGCAGTACACCAGATCGCAATACGGCTTGGAGCCGTCGCCATCGTATTGGGTAATTGCTGATACAACCTCCTGCTCCGTCAGATTCTCCGGCACATACCGGAACAGCTCAAATACCTCCTGCATTTTCTCAATGAGGCGGATATTATCGGCGCAGGTTTTGACTTGACTCTTAGCCAGTGTCAGCATTGTCGCCGGGTCAATTCCATAGAGTCTTGCGGCATTTCTATACGCTTGCACCTCTTCAAACAGAGCGGCACGCTCCTGATTCATACGCAGGATCGTCGCTTCAGACTCGTTCAGTCTGCGCGTCAACTCTTTAAGATCGTCCACTGCACGTGCTCCTTTCTGATTGATTTACTTTGTTGCTATTTGAAGGTCAAACTTTCTTCACTATGCAGCCATAGCCTCTGCACGTCCGGCCATATCCCATCTTATCTCCGAATAGGCCGTCGTCGTCCAGATTGCGAATAGTTGCCTGCTTTTCATTGAGTTTTAAGATCTCACCGTTCCGAAGCTCTTGGTACTTGGAGTCAATGTAGGCCACACGGTCGCCGACCATAAGCTCCCGACCGAAAAAATCATAATGCTTCATATATCCACCGCCTTATCCAAACTCCACACAACCGCATTCGGGCGCTTCTTTGTGGGAGCTTTGTTCCTTCTCGCCGTCCCACTTCCAGGCGGGAACGAGCTTACGAAGATCAGACACGGCGGCGTCGCGCTCTGCCCGCAGCGTTTTCACTTTCTCCGCACACTTATACCAGTTTGAGCGCAGCCCGTCGCATTCCACTCTGAGCTTTTTAAGCTCCTCCAACCAGTGGGCGAGCTGTTCATGCTTGGCAGCGCAGGTATCACAAGGGTTGCTTTTTCTCAGTCTTTCCGCTGTCTCATAGCAATGTTGAATTGCTTCATCCAAAGTAAACATGGTGCTACTTTCCCTGTTTTCTTCGTAAATCTCTTTGCCGTCTTCGTCGTACAGATCATTTACTTTTTGCACTCTTTTGGCGCGGAGGGCGGAGATCGCCTTATCATACACTGCTAAAATAACGGCATCGTCCATGAGCAAATCACAGTGGGCGCAGTCAGAGCAGTTGATTGCCGTCTTCCTCTGTACGCACTGTTTTTCCCGTTCCAAAACTTCAATGTCGGTCATTCAGATGCACCGCCTTTCAAAGTAGAATGTAATTTTCTTTGGCGTTGGCTTAACCATACCAAACCGTACAGCCTGACGGTAAGTATAGCAGTCACGCTCCAATGTGGCCGGCATTGCTTCCAATATCCGCCGCCAGCCCTCCAATGAGTTGCCGCGCTTGTAGTGATTACAGCTCCGACAGGCCGGCAGCATATTTGCCAGATCGTCTTCGCCCTCACTCCTCAGCGCAACAACGTGATCGACTTGCATATCCTCATAGTTCAGCTGCTCACCACAGTATGCACACCGCCCACCCATCTTGTCATAAACGGCACGGCGCTCTGCCGGCGGCAGCCTGCGTCTCTTTTCCATTCATAAATTCTCCTTCCGCTCATTCTCCAACTTGTTTATCCGATGCGCTATAAACAAGTTCTTTCCGTAGCTCCTCCTTCAATCTGCGCTTAGCCAACCGCTTGTTGGACTTTTTGGCTTTTGCCCACCCATTGTGGTTGTTCGCCCAGCAAGCATATCTGTGGCTAAACTCAGACTGCCAGCCGAGTTTTCCTTTATAAGTGTTAGCCTTCTTCATAGTTCACATCACATTTCTGCTCTGATCCGCATAAGGATTTTACCAAGACGATTTTCTCCAACGCCATCACAGACGCCCCAGATGCGGTCGCCCCAAGTATTGCCTTCAATGAGTTCGGCATCCTTGGTCGCAACAAGCTGGTCTGCCAAATCAGGATTCTGTGAGAACTTTGCCTTGCAAATCTCATACATAACGCTATCTTTGACCGCTTCCCAGTCACCACGGAGCTTAACCCTACGCCCAAGCCTCTTTGCCTCTGACGGATTCAGACGGCAAAACTCAGTCATACGTTCTGGGCATTTAGCCGCTTGAAACGCCGCCTCGTTATTCTCAAAACACATTCCGTTGTAGGTAACTGGTGCCGAGTAGAAGTTACTCAGAAAATAATACTCACCTCTAAACTCGCTGATACTTACTCCCATGTTATACC